TCCGCTGAGGGTCGTGCTGATGCCCTGGCAGAACAAGTTGAAGAACTGACTGCCGAACTGGCTGCCGCCAAGGAGATCAATCTTGATTCCATGGTGGAAGAGCGTGTGGCTCTCATCGAGAAGGCTAAGCCTGTTCTTGATGCTGCTTATGCTTTCGCTGGCAAAACTGCCCGTGAAGTGATGGTTGATTCCATCAAAGCAGTACGTGGCGACGAGCTTGATCTTTCTGAGAAGAGCGACGACTACGTACAGGCAATGTTTGACACCCTTTCTGAGGGTCGCAAAGATTCTGCCACCACTGACGAGCTGCGTAAAGCCGTAGCTTCCATTGCTTCTCCCGTTTCTGCACCTTCGTCCTATATGGACATGCTGCAGAATGCTTGGAAGAAGCCCCTTTCCATCTCCAAGGAGGCTAAGTAATTATGGCCGTAACTTTCTCTGCTTCGGGCACCGCCTCCGCTGGTGGCGTGCAGCAGGCTTATAGCCTGCAGCACAATGCACTGCTGGAAGGCCAACTGTCTGACATCCGCGACAACACTATCACCACTCGGCTCAACGAGACCGGCGCTGTTATTCCTTTCGGCAATCTTGTCGTTTACAACACTGCTGGTACCGTTGCTAATTCTGCTACTACCATTTCTGGCGCTTCTGACACTGTGCTGGGCGTTAACGTCCTCACCTATGTTGATGAAACCGCTCTGGATGCAAATAGCCGTCCTGGCGTGAAGAACCAGCAAGCCATGAACGTGGCCAATGAAGGTGCAGTTGCTGTTTATGTGACTGGCGCTGTTACTCCCGCATCTCCCGTGCGCGTGCTGTATTCCGCTAGCGGCACTGGCAAGGTTGGTCAGTTCTCCCATGCTTTCGCATCGGGCAAAACTGTTCGCCTCGCAAACGCTCGTTTCCTTACCTCCACGACTGGCAGCGGTCTCGCTGTTCTGGAGCTGAATGGTCCGAGCTTCACCCTCTCTGCTGATTCTTGATAGGAGGCTCTTAAAAATGTCTGAATTCCGTATGGATGATGCGGGCCTGTTCCTTGAGCGTCAGCTTGAGTACATTCGCCCCCAAGTCTTTGAAGTGCAGTATGCGGATATTAAATATCCCACTGTGCTGCCCGTCACTGCCGAAGCTGGTCCTGGCGCCCAGACTTTCACCTACCGCATCATGGACTCCACTGGTGAGTTCCGTCTGATTGCGGACGCTGCTGATGATCTGCCCCGTGCTGACATTAGCCAAGTGGAGAAGAGCATCAACATCCGTTCCTTCGGTGGCAGCTTTGGCTACACCGTGCAGGAACTGCGTGCTGCTCAAATGGCCAACATTGCCCTGGAGCAGCGTCGTGCTGCTGCTGTGCGTCGTGCCTATGAAGAGAAAGTGGAGAGTCTGGCTTTCTTTGGCGAAAGCTCTGTGGGTCTCGCTGGTTTCTTCAACAACTCCACTGTTGACGTTGTCGCTGCTGACAAGTGGTTCACCACTGCCGGCACCACTGCCCAGGAAATGCTGGAGCTGCTGAACTATGGCGTGACTGCCATCATCAACGGCTCGAAGATGAAGGAGCAGCCCGACACCATTCTGCTGTCCTACGCGGATTACAACAAGATCAGCACCACTCGTAACTCCGATTCTTCGGACGTGACCGTGCTTGAGTACTTCCTGCGTACCAACCCCTACATCCGCAACGTTGAGCCCATCAACCAGTTGGAAGCTGATAACAGCGTGCTGAACACCGACCGTATGGTTGTGTACAAGCGTGATCCTGAGAAGGTGCAACTGCACATTCCTCAGCCTCTGGAGCTGTTCCCGCCCCAGCAGCGTGGTCTGGAATTCATCGTTCCTGCTCATGCCCGCGTGGGTGGCGTTGCTCTGTACTATCCCAAGAGCATGATCTACGTGCAGGCCTCTGCCTGAGGATAGTTAATCAAGAAGAGGGGCGTTAAGCTATTAGCAATTGTTTTTCTTGAACAATGCTGATTGCTTATCGTCCCGAACTTGAAAATCCCCCTCGTGATGCAGGGTTTGGCATTATTACCAAGAGCGGGCTCATTCAACTGACGCCTGGTCTTAATCAGGAAATCCCTGATGAAAAATGGAAGGAAGCGAAGGAGAACGGCACTGTTAAAAAGCTTCTTGCTATTGGTGCCATTGAAGAAATGAAAGAACAAGTGATGGTAGAAGACCTGCCTGAAAATGTTCAAAGCCTTAGCGAACTTCCCCTTACGCAAGCCATTCGCGCCATTGAACTCATCCATGATCCAGATCGTCTGGCAGATTGGAAGAAGATCGAAGGGCGCATTCGCGTAAGGAATGCCATTGCAAAGCGCGTTGAAGCCATTCGTATTGGGAAAGCCTGATTATGGCAGTTACCTACGCAAGCTTTCTTGAGCGCTTCCCCGAATTCAGCCCACATCCTTCTGGCATTGTCAATGGTGCCATTGCAGAAGCTTCTTACGATGCTTCTAGTGATGTGTTTGGGGATCAAACTGATAGAGCAGTCAAATTCCTTGCTGCTCATATCATTGCCATTCAACTTGCTCAAATGGGCATTCAAATTGGTGCCACTGACGGCAAGGTATATGGTGAGGGGCTTGACGCCACTCAATACGGTCAGGAGTTTAAACGAATGACCAACAATCTTCCTCTTTCTTCTGTTGGGTTTGTGGTGTGAGCAATTTTCTGGAGCCACTTGCAAATGCCACTTTGGTGTTTAATGTGGCTTCGGGCTACGCTCTCGATAGTGAAACTGGCAATTATGTACCAGTTTCTTCTGGCGTGACGTTTTACGCCACACTCAAGCAAAAGCAAAATCCACGATACGACCAACTGCTGGGGGCTGATCTGACTGCCGTCTACATGGAAGGCAGGATGACCAGTCCTCTTACTTTGTCTGGCGTAACCGTTGGAGATTCCGCCAAGGCAACGATCAATGGAAGGGAAGGAAGGTTTGAGCTATTGCCGAATGAACAAATTGCTATTCACTATTGGCAATTCTTAGGCACACCAGTCAGGGGAATTTTTAGACTGATTGGCAAAGGAAGCGTGGACAACGCTTAATTCTCTTCTCCCATTGAGGAATTTCTCATGCTCTATCATCCCACTGAGCTAGTGAAGAGCCAGGACGTGATTGTCCGCGTGGGCTCCATTGGCGGTACTTCTCGTCCTGTTATCACTCAAAGCGGCGCTACTTTCACTGTTAGCGGCGCTCCCACTCTCTACACTCTGCAAGCAGCTACCACTGCTTCTGTTGCCTTCAACGATGGCAATCAGGAATTCTACCTGCTGGGTGGCGGCGGTTTTGCTGATAGCGTAATCGTCACGAGTCAGGCAACTGCTTCTGTGACTTCCTACTTCCAGAAGGACGTAGATGGCACGGTGTTCCTGCCGAATAGTTTCGACGAAGCATTCCAAGTGATTAGCTCCGCTCGTTACGATAAAAATGCCGAAGTATACGTTGAGATCAACAAGCAACTTGGCGCTTCTGGCAACACTTACTACTATGATCGCGTGGCTTACGTTGGTCGCGTGATGAACTACAACGAGAGTTATCCTGCTGATAATCTCGTTGAATGCACATTTGATCTGATTAGCCGCGGTCGCATTGGCATCCACCAGAATGCTGAAAATGCCGGCAGCCTCATCCCCACCGCTCCTAATTCCTGATCCTTCCATTGAATCTTCGCTAGCCTGTTCCTACGGGAACAGGCTTTTTAATGAACATTTCACAACTGCGCGAGACAGTTACTGAGCTGCTTTCTGCATCGCCTAATCTTATTGGCACTTATACATTGCCAAATAATTCCACGATTCCCGCCGTATATGTAGTGGGCAGGCAAAGCGTGCCAAAGGAATGGAAAGCGAAAGGCTTGGAAGTAACAATGCGAGAATTTCCGAATCGACTACCTCGCGCCATGGTAGGAATGGTGCAAGTTAATCAATTGTGGGAAGTGAGACTGGCCCAGTTTACGCCAAGCAGTGCCACGTTAAACGAAGCAATGGAAAGAATGGTTAGGAGATTTCCTGATTGCACTCCGTCATATTTTCCTGGCGATGATATTGCCTACGAGCAATGCAAATTTATCATTCCCGATCGCATTGTTAAACAATTGTATCCAGCAGGCTAATGTCGGCAATTATCGTTGGCGGAACAGTTATTAATGCCAAGCTTTTAGAAGCAAAGTTGGCTAAAGCTTTTGAAACTTGGACACGTTTTGACGTGAATGATCACTTTCGTGATCAATTCTTTGAGGAAAAATGGGATTACGGCAGGGATACGAAGAGGAAAAATGGAGACTTTGTTAATGCAGGCGTTCGTGATATTTATGATCTTGGCGATCTTTACAAGAGCGGGAGAGACAGCTTTGACGTGTCTTTGTCGTCATCTGGCGCTGAGGCCAATTGGAATTGGGACGCCACCAATAGCAGTGGGCAGCCTTATGCTCGATACGTACACGACGCATTGAGAGGAACAAACGTGCCGTTTGCTAGACCATGGACTCAAGATGTTGCCATTCCAAGCCGATTTGAGCAAAGCGCTATTAAGCAGCAGCTTTTGCAACGCATTCGTTCTGCGATGGGACGATGAGAATTGACTATCTATCGAGCGCTGATAATACAGTGCATGCCATTAATTGCTTAATTGACGGCACTGCATTGGGAGTAGGCATCCTTTGTCTTGTTTCTTGCAGAGAAACGACCATTAGAATAAGCAACGAAAATCATTCAATGCTGATTGAAGTGCCACCAGAATTTCGCTCTTCTCACGAGCGAGTGAAGGTGTTCAACGCATTGTTAAACATTCTCGATCATGAGCAAATACAGCTTCCTAGTTCAAACCAAGACTGAAGGCTATTTTGAGCTACTGCCCGAAATCCGCCTGAAGAAATATGGCAGTTGGCTTGTTGCTGAATCCATTGAGCAGGAGGAGATCAGCAAGCTGCAAAGCCAAGCTACCATTCGTGCCGTTCAGCTCGCAAAGCGCATTGCTGCCTCGCGTGAGATTCCCCTAGATGAGGCCTTTGCGCTGTTGCAGGGCGGTGGTTCCATTTCAGAAGCCGAGCTGCTTTCTGAGTTCACAGAAGAGACGCTGAGCATGATCACCAGCGGATCGTCGGTGGAAGCCACTAATGCCCGTATGGTCACTGCTTTCATTCGCTCTCGCGGGCAGGGTCTCATTGATGGCGAATGGCAGGATCTTGGCGATTGGGAGATTGAAGACACCAAGAATCTTCCGCGTAAAGCCATTGCAAAAGTGGTTGAATTTATTGCTGAGGAGCAAAATGCTGAGACGCAGGAGGCTGTAGAAGCAAAAAAGGCAGCGAAGAGGAATGGCCCTCAGTAGCAGAAAGGCTTGAAGCGCAAGCTAGGAAGCAGCTTAAGAGCCTGACGGATTGGAACGAAATCTATTTCAGGCTCTCGGCTTCTGATTTCAAAGACGAGCGATGGAGCGCCAAAAATTTTGGCCTCCAAACGCTTGATGACGTTAAGCGTGCGCTGAAATATCTTGATCGTCATGACATTGCAAAATACAATGTTGCGAGTGTTGCCGTAGCCAAGCTTGGCACAATGGCGGCAGGAATGATGGCGGGAAGAAAGAGCAAAGTGAAGCCTGAAGATTTCTTGCCGTTTGATACCAAGCAGCTCAAGAAAGAAGATGGCGTGACGGATGCAAGCTTGATTGTTCTACAGCGTTTAATGAAGACAAGAAGAATGGATGGGCGCGTCATTGCATTGCTTGCTGATGAAATGAAGGCTTTTGCTGGGCGCAATCAAGAGCAATGATTATAGAATGAAGGGAATGCAGACGTAAAGACAGATGGCTCAAGACGCCGAATTGAAGCTGAAGGTAAGTCTTGACCTGGGATTTTTTAGGCAGCAATTAGCAGGACTTGGGCAAGCGGCAGCGGGCTACAACATGCCCATCAATGTCAAATTTGATCGTTCTGTTATTACTAAAGAGCTGCGCAATTTAGAACGCGCATTAGGAAAAAAGAAAATCAATATTGAGCTTAATCTTCTGGGAGGATTAACAAAAGATCAACTTGAGCGTATTCAAGGGCGACTTGAGGCATTAAGTAAAACAAAAAAAGTTGAAATTCCCGTAAGCATTAAAAATGGCGCCACTGGCAAGGATGCCGATAAAGTTGTTGCTTCAATCAAAGAAAGGCTTGCTCAAAACCAGCAAATCAAGCAAGGCGGCGGTAAGCTGCGTATTGAAACTAGTGTCAAACCTTCGATTACGAATGAGGATATTGCTGTTTTTAAAAAAGCAGTAAAAGACAAGCTGAGCAAAATTAGTGCATTAGAAGTTGCGACCAAGCTGGATGTGCCTAAAGTTGAAGACCTGCTTAAGGGTCTTCAGAAAAACATTAATCGACAGAAACCATTGCTTGCAAAGACAAGCATTAAGCCATCAATCTTAAGCGCCGATATAAAGGCATTCAAGAAAGCGGTAGAAAGCAAACTATCTGGAATCACCGTAAAAATTAACGCGGAACTAGAAACCATTGGAGGAGGCAAAACAAAAGCGCAGATTGAAAAAGAAGTATTAGCCGGATTGGAGCGCATTCAGCAAATGGGCGCTGAGCGCATGGGAGGAGGCGTTACTGAACCCGCTCGCAGAGAAAGTCTTAGGCAGTCTCTTCAAGGACGAGATATCGGGGAACTCAAAGACATTGGAAAACAATTAGGAGTGGCTGGCGTTGGTAAGTTCAGGAACACTCAAAATCTGATCGAGAGGATTGTCACAGAGGCTTCCATCGAGATGATCACTAAATATCTCGATCCTCAGGCTGTAATGCGCAATCCCGATAGGAGCGGACTTAATAAAGTGCTTGACACTTTTGCGCGTGGCTTATTCAACATGCTTGGCATGGATGTCGCTTCTATGCGGCAGCAAGCGGCGCAGCGGAGAGCGTTGCCTGGCGTTAATTTCCCGGCGACTGTACCTTCTCGTCCTGTTTCCATTGGCCCTTCTTCAACTGGGCGCGCTCTTTCTGCTGGCGCTGGCCCAGCAGGAATGATTGGCGCTGCGCAGGCCCCAGTGGGACTGCTGCCGTCAATGTCTGGGCGAAGCCAAACGCAGGCGATTGTGGAAGCGCTTATCGCCCAACAGGGGCCAAGAATGTTGCCGTCTGGAGGCGGGGCGTTGGTTGATACGAAACGCATCTATGCAGAATTTCAAAAAAATCTAGATAATGCGCTGCGTCGCATGTTTACTGTATTAGAAGTTAGCGTTTTCGAAACTGGAGCGGGATTAAAAGATGGTCTTGATACTTTTGCGTATTTAGCGCAAGCATTAAAAGACGCAGAAGCGCGTACTAAGCAATCACGCATTGCGGAGGAAGTTGATTCGCTAATAAGCCGAATCGAAACGGCATTGCGACTAGCTGCTGCTCGGGTGAATATTCGGCAAGTGCAAATTGGCATTGGAGCTTCCATGCAGGGTGCATTACCCTCTGCTCGCGTTGCTGGCTTACTTCCTGCCGGCGTTGGTCGAGAACCAAGTCGATATGCCATGGGCGGAGAATCCCGCGAGCAAATGATGGCGCGTCGCACTGCAGAAGCTTATGCACGTTCTGTATTGCGTGGGATGGATGTAATGGGAGGAGGGGCTGGTCGCCCTCCGTCTCCTTATAGCTATGCGTATAGGAGCGCAAGGCCAACCAGCGCAATTATTCCCTATGCACAGCCCGGTGCAATTGTGCCGTCACCCGTTGCTGGCGAGGGAGGAGCAGTGCCTCCTGTGGGCGGCGGTGGAGGCATGCGAGGGATGGGAGGAATGGGCGGCTTTGGTCGTGCATTGGGAGGCGTTAATCTTCCTGGCGCAGGAGCCATTCGTGAACTTGGTGGAGAATTTGCTTTTGCCACACAACAGGTATTGCTTTTTGGTCAAGCGTACAAATTATTGGCATTTGTTCAAAATTTTCCAGCGCAAGTTGGAGAAGCGGTTAGCCAACTGCAAAGCTTCAGAAATACATTGAATAGCGTCACTGGAAGCGCCGAAGAAGCGGGCGACGCCAATGAATTTATTCTTGCGGCAGTTGAAAAATACAATATTCCGTTGCAGTCAGCTCGTGATGGCTTTGTGAAGCTTTTTGCTTCTATGGAGCCAGCCGGATTTGCTGCAGGCGAAATCCAAAACCTATTTCTTGGTATTACAAAAGCTGCTGCCACTTATGGTTTAAGCGCAGACAAAGTTGATCGTGTAAATTATGCTTTTGCTCAAATGGCAAGCAAAGGCCAAGTCATGAGCGAAGAGCTTAAGGGACAGCTTGGCGATGTACTGCCAGGAGCCATGGGTATTTTCGCTGAAGCTGCTGGCTTTACAGGTCCAGATGCCATTCAGAAATTCAACAAAGCTCTTGAAGATGGTGTGTACAAAGGCGGCGAAATGCGCAAACTTTTGAAAAACGTAGCGGATGGTATGAATAAAGAATTTGGACCTGGCGCAGAAGGGGCTGCAAAAACATTCCAAGGCTCAATCAATCGCATGCAAAATGCAATCAAGAGTTTTTACGAAAGCTTTGAGCCTGCTGCTATTGGCGTGCTAAATCAAGTGGCGGTACCCTTAGTTAATACACTAAAGAATATTACAGCCGGCATAAATGCTTATTTTCAGGGGCAAACAGCAGCTACGCCAGAAGCTCAAAAATTTGCAAATGCCTTGCAAGTAATTGTGCCGGTGATTAGCGGCATCGCTAAGAATGCTGCAATTGTTGCCACTCAATTAGGATTAATGGCTGGAGTATTTGGCTCTGCTGCCATTCAGATTGGGAGAGTATTATCTCTTCCTATAGTTGGCTACCTCGCATCGACTTATGCGCAAGTTTTAATCCTGACTACTGCTTTTAATTTCCTTGCGAAAAGCGCTATTGGTGCTGCTATAGTTGCAATCTCTCAATTTATCGCGAAGGGCATTGTTTACGCGCAAGTATCGCTTGGCATGCGTGTTGCCACGCAGCAAACGACCGTAGCAATGTATCAGTTTGGCACAGCAGTACAAACTGTAATGATTAAGACTGTCATTGGGATTGCCCTTGTTGCAATTAGTGCTTTAATTGCAAAATTTGTGGAACTTCAGAATGCCATGGCATCAGTGTCTGGCCAATCCAGACAAATGCAAGATGCTGCTAAGGCATCCGCAAAAATGGGCGACGTAGCAGGCGTCAAGGAGGCAATCGGAAACATGGAAGATCGAGTGCAAACTTATAAAAAACTTAAAGGAGAGCTTGATAAAGTAATTGGCGACGAGCATACTTATGGCTTTTACCGTGAAATCCCATCTGCATTGGCGGGAGAATTAATGTCGCTAGGCCTTATAGTAGAAAGTTCAATGAGAAAAGTCGGGGCCGGATATAAAGTTAAAATAGGCGACTTGCGGGACGCTTATAATTTAGCCACGAAAAATGTTTCCGAATTCAATAAGGCTATTGATAGTTCTCAAACACTTGTTGGTCAAGCACAGAAGAAAAATCAGCAGCTTAAGCAGCAAGGAGTCGTCACAGGAGCGGCGGAAAGCGATCCTAAAGCGTTAGCAAAAGCCGCAGAAGAAGCCCGCAAGCTTGCTGATGATAAGCGTAAGTACGAAGCCGATTTAATGAAGATTAGCTCTCAGCAAGCTATAAATTTAAATGAAATGGAGTTTGACCATTGGAAGAATCTACAACAGGCAAAATATGATTTTCTTGAAGCTGGTCAAAATGAATGGATGAGTAGAGAGCTGAAATTCCAACGCGATCTTCAAGCGATTGAAATCCGCAGAATTGAAGCAATTCGCAAAGCTCGCATTGAAACAGTAAAAGCGGAAACCGATGCGCAAGCAAGCGCTTATGTAGCGGGAGATTCCGGCGTTGGCGGAGGTGCCGCTATGTTCGGCGCTACCGGGAGAGTGTTCAATGCTCCTGGCTGGGTGCATGGTCATTTCCAAAACATGAACCGAGAGGCATTGGTTCAAGACACTGTTGAAGTGGTAATGAAGCTTCTGCAGCAAGGTGTTAAGCCTGAGTTGGGTAGCGGGCAAAAATTCACTGCTGGAATGCAGCAAGCTCAAGTGGAGCAGTTAGTACGTCGTGGCATTGCTTCTCATAAATCGTACGCGAGTGGAGTTGGAGCCATTGATGTGTTTGTTCCTCAGGGAACACAAGTGCCAGTTGGCTTGTCAGGAGTGAGCAATCTCGGTGGCGCCGCTGGTATTTCTGGGAATCTGCCTCGTGGCACGCAATTAATGCACCTCGATCCCAGCTCGCGCTCTGGAGCGGCTGGTGCAGCGCCTGCTGGAGTACCTGCTTCAAGAATAAGAGCAGAAGCGAAGAAGGATTATGCTTCGGCGCTTGCAAGTCAAGAAGCAATTAATGCGAAAGAAAAAGAAAATCTTGCCACTAAATATGCAAATATTCAGGCGCAACAAGAGCTTAATATTCTCATTCGAGAATACACTGCCTCCATTGTTCCAGTGGAACAGCAAAAACTTGAAAATACTCTCTTACAAAATCGCATTAGCTTAATCTCGTCCGGGGCGTTTGGAGATGCTCTTGAGACTGAGCAGAAAATTGGCGAAGCCAGAGAAAAAGCTACTCTTGGCATGCAAATGGCCAGCGCTCAAATCGAGCAAAATAACAAACTAGTGAAAGATGGAATTATCAAACAAGAAGAAGCAGACAAGCTAAATGCTTCTCAAGTGGAAAAGATCAAACAGCTCACTCAAGGGCTTGAAGCTTACATCCCATTGTTAAGAGAAAGGCTGAAGCTTGAGCAATCAAGCGCAGAAGCCACTTTACGTGGTGAAATCACTCGCGCGACTCCCCTGGGAGGCATGGGACTTTCTGCTGGTTTTATTGGTCCTGCTAGCGATAGGTTTGAGGAGGCGATTGGTCGTGGGGCTACACAAGATGAGGCGTCCCGTTTCGCCGAATTACAGAATCAACTTACTCTTCTTGAGAGCAGAAATGAAGCAATCAAACAATCTATCTATGGCATTGGCAATGCTTTTGGCGAAGCTTTAACTACTGGCGTAGCAAGCCTCGTTTCCGGCACTGCCACTGCTAAAGAAGTATTTGCAAGCTTCTTGCAAAGCGTGGGTCAAGCTTTGTCTCAAGCGGCTTCGCAGATGATTGCCACTTACATTGCCATTGGTATTGCAAAAATGTTTGCGGGCCTTGGCGGAGGCGGTGGAAATCCAGCAGGTAGCGGAGGGGGTATTTCAGACAGCCTTCCTGGAATACGACAATACGCAGGAGGCCTTGGAGGAGGTGGAGCACCCGGATCTATGCCTTTTGCGCCACCTGCGTTTGCGAATGGTGGCATTGTTACTGGTCCCACGCTTAGCCTCATTGGCGAAGGCAAATACAACGAAGCTATTGTTCCCCTCCCGGACGGTCGCTCCATCCCCGTGCAGCTTGGCGGACGTTCTGCCCGCGACCTCATGGGTAATGGCGCTCCCGGCATGCCTCAGGCGCCTTCTCTGAGCATGAAGTTTGAAACGACTAAGATTAATGGCGTAGAATACGTTAGCAGGGAACAATTAGAGCAGGCAATGGCAGAAACTCGTCGCGCTTCCATTGCCGGGGGTGCTCAACGAGGCATGTCAATGACGCTCGATAAGATCAAGCAAAGCCCTTCCACTCGCTCTAGTATTGGTATCCGCTAATGGCAATATTTCCTTCCATTAGACCAACTGGACGATCGTATTCTCCAGGGCAATTTCCAACGAAAGTTTATCGTGGACTTTCGGGAGCCACTGTTAAAAGAGTGTTTGGCAATCGGTCATTTGGCCATGCCATTGATCTTCAGTTTGAAAATATTTCCGACGCCAATACAAAGGCCATCCTCGATCATTACTATGGCCAATTTGGCAGCTACGTCCGTTTCGCTCTTCCTGATGACGTGTTTTCTGGCATGAGCACAACGCTAAAAGGCGTTGTGCAAACTCCCACAAATATTCTCTGGGAATATGCTGAACCTCCCCAAGTGGAAAGCGTGTTCAATGGACGAAGCACTGTTACAGTGAGGCTGATTGGCGAGCTTGACTATTCTGGCGCTTGATAATGGAAACCTCAGTTCACATTGCCCATTTTCTTTTCATCGAAACTGCTAACGGACAGTCGCACTACTATCAAAACTATTTCTTCAATACTGGCGCTTCTACAGTGGCCATTCCAGGCACCGCGTCGCCAACGTATAGGCATGCTCCATTTCGCGTGGAAGGAGCGTTGTCTTCCTTGAATGGAGAAAATAGCTTGCTGCGCGTACTGTTTCCGCATAGCGCTTTTACCATTGCACTCGTTGAAAACGGAGAAGGCAATCGCCTTAGCAAGCTTTCCTTGAAAACCGTGTGGATGGCAACAACTGGTTTCATCGTTGACTACAGCAGCTATACCAAGACCGCCGAATACGAGGAGTTTTATGTGGGCGTTGGCGCTTCATTTGACGATACCACTGTGGAACTGCGTTTCAGGAGCGCAATGGATAGCGTTGGTGCATCATTCCCAAGGCAAACGTTCTCGTCTAAGAATGTTGGCTTCTTGCCATTGAACGCAGAAATTAGCCTGCGATGATCAACGATTTAATTGGCCTTGAGTACGAACGAAGGGCTCGTTTTTCTGAAGGCGAAGGAAAAACCGATTGCTTTATGCTTGTTTGCGAAGCAAGGCGCCGCCTTGGTCTTCATGATTATGAAGAGGATTTTCGATGGGCATATGACCAATATGATTCTGGCAATTTACCAATGAAGAGAATTGTCCGATGGCTATTTGACAATGGCAAAAGGACAAGGGAAAGAGAAGATGGCAATGTGGCGATTATTCTGCCAAAGCCGGGAGGCGAGATAGCAGTTGGCGTGGCTTATGATGGGGGAATACTTACAGTTTCCCGAGGAGGGCGATCATTCTGGTCGTCATCTTTTCCATCGCTGAAGCTGTTCAAAATGCTGCCTGATATCAAATAATGAGACGCCTCCTCCCTTACGAACGCGCTCTAATTGATGCTCTTCAGATTTCCGAAGAAGAATACTGGCAGTTTTATCTGGCACGATTGAATTATCGTGACAACAAGGAAGGAACTATTCTTGACGTAAGAAACGGCATCGAGACAGTTGCTCTTGTTCTTAGTATTGTTGGCACGCTTGCTCAAGTTGGCGCGGCACTTCTCGCTCCCAGGCCAGAAGCTCCTAGTCAAAAAATGGGACGCCAGTCCCGAAATCTTTTCTTCGCTCCTCGTTATGGCTTTAATTCTTTTCAAGAAGTGGCACGTTATGGAGACCCAGTTAATCTCGTCTATACAAACAATTCCGAAAATCCTGCTGGTGGCGTAAGAGTTAATACTTCGCTGGTATGGTCTGCCGTGCATAGTCTTGGAACTAATCAGTTCATGCAAATGCTTGCAGTGGTTGGCGCTGGTCCCATTGAAGAATTTGGTTATGGTCGCACGGCTTTTGGTCAAACGCCATTAAGGGACATTCCGGCTCAACGCTTCTGGCTTTATGCGCAGCCAGAAGGAGGACAACTCGCTTTTATTCACAATCGCTATCCAGAACCACTTAATGACGATGATCCATCAAGAGAAGGAATCACGCCAACTGATGCAGTGTATAAAGCCAACACGTCTGGACTGCAAAGACCAGAGGGCTTTAGTCAAGCTTTTTCTCCTACGACAGGCGCCTCATTGGGGGCCTATGACGTGGTGCCCATTAATGTACAAGTGGAAGACAGAGATGACGAAGGAGACGAAGATCGGGATCGTCTTGGGATTACCATTCCAGACAGGGGAAGTTATTGGCCGGCAAGCTGGCCTGTTGTAGGAGTGCGTCCCGCGTTGCCAATTGGGGAAAGATTGACGATTATTTTTAATGAAGAGGATGGCAAGCGCGTTGATGAGGACGTGGAAAGGGCCGCTGTTGATTTACGCAGTTCTTATATTTCCGTTTTTGATTCTTCTAGCGTGTATAAACTTGGCGCAGCTAAGTTACAAATGATCTCTAGTGATATTAGAGACGATATTGACATTGAGGGACGGTTCACATTCAAATGCATTGAAGCCGGTGTGCTATGCGAAGAAGACTATGGTACGCTTAATTATCAAGAAAATGGAGAAGAACTGAGAGCTAAGAAACGAGAGTTAGAAGCTCTTATTGCTCAATTGAATTCAGAATATGGCGTAGCATTCGGCGACAAGGTGAAGGGAGTTGACGCTGCTGCAATTGATCAATACTCCACGCAACTAGAGCAGTTAGACGAAAACATCTTAAGGGCATCAGCTATTAGAAAAGGCGATATTTCCTCAAAAGACTTTAGAGATCTTTTGGATGAAACTGGAGCATTTGCAGATGCAAATAGGCAAATTAATGAATACGAAGAAGACATCAAAGAAAGGAACAAAATTATTAACGCAATGCGTGACCAAATTAGCGATATTGACGACGCAATTGCCGACATACAATCAGAGCGGCCTTTTGGTGACGACCAAAGAGACAGAATTAAGAAGAGAAGAGCGAACAAGCAAGACAAGAAAGAAGAAATTGCTAGGCAAACGGAAGCCAAAAAAATATCTCGTAAAAATATGAATGACATTGTTCGCAGGCTTATGCCGCAAGCGATATTGGAGGGCTTATTTAACGATGCACCAAACACTAGTTTGCGCGACGAGCTACGTGCTATGCGCAGAGAGCGGCGTCAAATTAGACGCGCCATTGATGAACTCATTCGCAATCAGAGAGACATTCCTGCGGAAACGGCTGCGCAGCAGGATTGGCAGCGTCGATATAACGAGGCTACTAGAGAATTGCGCGAAACTGAGGCTGAATTGAAAAATACAGACAACTGGAACGACTATTTCAACACTAAATGTATTGCCAAGATTGACGAAATTAGCTACGAAGCTACTACTAAATGTGACATTATTAATTTTTGCTTTAAGAGCAAAATCTTCCAGCGCATTCAAGGGCGGCAAAGCGTATATGCCGAAACTGATATGCAGGGGCACAAAGACAGTGATAATGGCGTGCGCAATCGCACGTCCATGTTTTGGATGCTCTACAAAAAGCCAACTGACACGCGATATACAAGAGCAAAGTTTGTATTAGCCATTCGTAATGGCAAGGAAGTGGACATCTACACGCACCTTCGTTTCATTGCTGCATCGAAAGAAAAATGGCAATTTAAATTCGAGCCCATTGTTGATTTACCAGCAGAGCTGCGCACTCACAACGATGCGCAAAATATCGACATTCTTTACCTTCGCACTTTTGGTTACGGATTGAATGACAAACAAAAAGGCGTAGACCTTGATGGTGGACATAGACTTATTTTCCGTGGCATGATTCGTCAGACTATTCGTTTGCGGCCTCGCCTAAATCGCACGCCAAAGTTTATTGATGAGTGGGGGCTTTTCTCGCTGCGTTCTGACACGCAAATTTCTTTCTCGTTTGATAGCGGCCCTGAGAATTCCTTGGTGGCAGTTACTGAGCAGCAGCTTGAAAGCTTCTCCCCAAACCTTTACCAGGATCTCGTTTTGCTTGGTCTGAATATCTACAGTGGACAAGGCGTGCAAGATTTGCGCTCTCTTAGCGCATGGGTGACAAAAGGCAAAAAGGTTCGGAAGCTCTCGGATGGCGGTAGCTATTCATCTAGTCTTGTTTCGTCAACAAGCTATGCTCCTGAAATTTTTCTCGATACCATTCTTGATGAAAAAAATGGCATTGGCGCCTATGCCAATGTCAATGGTATAGACACCGTTCGTCTTGGGCTGGCTCAGAAATTCTGCAGAGCCAATGGCTACTACATGGACGGCGTAATTGCTGAGCCACAATCATGGCGAGAATTCTGGAGCACTGTTGCACCATTTTCTCTTCTTGAATTTGCGCGAATTGGTGGAAAAGAAACGCTAGTTCCAGCCGTGCCTTATGACGCTTTTGGTAATGTCACCAGAAACATTTCTATTTCCGCATTGTTCAATCAAGGAAACATTCTTGAAGATAGCTACAAAGAAGAGTTCCTTGACTATGGCGACAATACGCAAGATTTGATTGCCACCATCGTCTATCGCAACACGGAAAATGACAATGTGTTTCCAGGCAATACAAGCTTGACCATAATGCTGGCCGATGCCTCAGAAAGCAATAGCGTTCGTCAGACGTTTAACTTGTCGGATTTTGTCACAAGAAGAGTGCAGGCGTTGCATTATGGAATGCTGCTTTGCCAGCAGCGTAGGCTTTCAAGGCGGGCCGTGGAATTCAAAACATTCCCCACCGAAAGTCCTATTGAACCCGGCAGCTATATCTATGTTCAAACTGATCAGAACCAGTGGGACGATTTCTGCAGCGGCATTGTCGAGGCAGATGGCAGACTGAACACTCCGTTAGCAGAAGATCCAATTAATGGCTCTTACACGGCGCTTTTATATAGCGGCAGTCCTAACGAAGGAATTGCCAAGCTTTCAGTGTCAGTGACAGATAGTCAATCAGCATCATTCGCTCCTTATGAAGGATGGCTGTTTGTCCTGGGCAACGCAGTGACGACAAAGCGTGTTTTCCGCGTAACAGAAGTGACAATGGAAGAAGAAGGTGAAATTACCGTGAGAGCTATTGAGCATCCATGCGAAGAAGTAGGAGGGCAAACAAAATCAAAGATTGTACGTTTTGACCCATCGCTTTATCGCATTGATTAAGCATTCTCAAAAGTGCTAAGATTAAAACAAAAGCTTTAAGACAATGCCTTTCTATACTGGTCGCACTGGCAAGCTGCGTCTTGGTGGCAGCGAAGTGTCGAAAGTTCGTAATTGGACGCTTGACACATCCGTCAACATGCTGGACACTACAGCATTAGGAGACACTGCCAATACTTTCACTCCTGGTCTGTTTAGTGCCACTGGTAGCGCCACGTTGTCCTATTACAACGGCGATACCACTGATGTGACTAATCTTCTTGAGAGGATCACAAAAACCGGTGCAGTCACCGAAAGCGACCGCGTAAATCTCACTTTTGAAGTGGGGACAAGTCAGACGTTCAATGCTGATGCCTATATCAATAGTGCCAGCATCACTTCTTCCACTGATGAACTGACCACTGTTTCGTTTAACTTTACGATTGACGGTCCTTTGGATTCCGTGGTTCTCACCGGTACCACTTGATAGAAAGTTTAATTTATCATTTGCATTGTTCGTACAATGGAAGAATAAGCGCTGAAGCGAAATGACGTTCTTTGTTGGCCACACAGGCGCTATTAAGCTTCAGCGTGGAGGCGAAAATACTTTTACGGCTAGCGTTTCTGCAAGCGATATCAATACAGTGCTGAATCGCTTTAGTTTTGATGGGAGTGAAGATAATTTAATCACTGGTGATTTTATTGAAATTTCTACAGAAGATCCCAGGGGGCTGCTTTTCGTACCTACTACGTTCTGGAGTATTCCAGGAGCGGATGTAGATGGCTACAGCGAAGTGGTATGGTCGTCAGGGAGTACAGCGGCATTATCTGGCTGGCTTGACGATGAAATTAGTACCAGCAGCGCGATACCTCCTGATGGCTACACAGAATTCAGGCTTGGTGATTATGTTTTCGCGGATAATGCTAGAGCCTATATCAATGTTAATGCTGCTGGCGGCATTCGATTATTTCCCACTTTTTCTGACGCAATTAATAACGAAAGAGCAAATGAATATGAACTAGCTGAATTCCATGGAGAGCCGATTGTCATAACAGTTGGAATTAGGGATACAAAGTTTAATACACTTGGTTCTGTCACGTCATTCGAGATCAATACAGACAGGGCCGCGATGGAAACCACGAGTCTATCGGACAGATTCAAGCAGCAGCATTCTGCCGGACTATTGAGTGGAAACGGCAGTATTGAATGCTTGTTTAGCTATGAATCAATCAACAATGAGGAAGTACCATTATTTCTGCTTCAAGTGATTAACAGGTTGGATGTGGGCAGTGAATTCGCCACGCTTCTTTCTTTATCATCCACAGAGCAATCGCCAGGATTTAGACAGGAGGTTTATTACGATATTCAGGCAGTGGTCACGCGAGCTGGTGTTACTGTTACATCTGATGCTCTTGTGGCATGTTCAATTGATTTTGTTACCACTGGTGAATTCAAACTGCGAGTTGGCGTGCCTCCCGAGTATATCCTGAAAGAGGATAACGACGCTATTTATCTTGAGCAGGGCCTTGATTACCTGCTGAAAGAAGTGACAGACTGATAAAGCAAAGAAAGGGCAGCGATAATAGCTATTATCGAGAGAGACTAGACTGTATTTAGCCCTGCCTTTTTGAGAGATGGCCGATCAAAGAATTACGGAACTCGTCGAACTTCCTCAGGGAGGCGTAGCTTTCAATGACGTTCTGCCTATTGCAGACGTTAGTGCCAGTCAAACCAAAAAGGTGCAAGTCAAGAGCCTGATTCAAGCAGGCTTTAATCTTGCGGATGCTTCGACTCTTGATATTTCAAAGATTAACCAAGCCAGCGCTGCAAAGCTTACTGGTACATCTATCGCTGCGAATACTCTCACTTACGACAAGATTCAGCAGGTAAGCGCCAATAAGCTTCTTGGGCGAAGCGCGTCTACTGGTAATGTAGAAGAAATTGATTGCACTGTTTATATTCGCACGCTTCTTGATGATGCCAATGCTGCCGCTGCTCGTTCCACATTGGAACTGGGCGTAGTTGCCACGGGCAACACTATCAACACCAGTCTTCTTGAAGATTTAAGTGTTACCACTGGCAAGATCAATAACCTGGCCGTTACGGCGGCGAAGCTGGCTAGCGATGCAGTGGAGACTGCGAAAATTCTTGATGGCGCTGTCACTTCTGCGAAAATTCAAACAAGTGGAATCACAGGCGGCAATGTAAGCGCTGGCGCTATTGACACGGTTCATCTGGCTACTAGCGGCGTCACGCTTATCAAAATGGCTGCCAATTCAGTTGGCACCATTCAATTAGTCGACAGCGGAATCACTCAGGCAAAGCTTGCTGCTGATGCAGTGGCAACTATTAATCTTGTTGCCAGTGGTATTACGCAGCCCAAGCTTGCCGCAAATGCCGTAGCAACGATTAATCTCGTTGATAGTGGTGTTACTTTCGCAAAACTTTCCTCGGATAGTGTCAATACGATTAATTTAGTTGCAAGCGGCGTTACGCAAGCAAAGCTTGCTGCTGACGCAGTGGCAACCATCAATCTTGTTGATAGTGGCGTCACGCAGCCAAAGCTTGCAAGTGGTTCAGTTGCCACTATTAACGTTATTGATTCCGCCATCACTCTCGCAAAGATGGCAAGCGGCAGTGTCAACACTGCTCAGCTTGTAGACAGTGGCGTAACACAAGCGAAGCTGGCTTCTAATGCTGTCAATACAATCAATTTGGTAGATAGCGGCATTACGCAGCCCAAACTTGCCGCCAATGCGATTGCCACTGTAAACATTGTCGATAGCGGAGTTACCACTGCAAAGCTTGCATCTGGCGCTGTCACCATTTCAAAGCTTGGTCTTTCTTCTGGAGAGCTTTCTGGCTCTGTAATCACTGCAAGCTCAATTCCTTCTGGAAGCTATGCAAGTGGTTCCATCCCCACTGCAGCCGTTGAAGATAATGCAATTGTTTTTGCCAAGATTCAACAAGTGGCAAGCGGCGTGCTGCTTGGTCGTGCTTCTGCTGGTAGCGGCAATGTAGAAAGCATTACGCTCACAGCAGCAGGCAGGGCATTGCTGGACGATGCAGACGCTGCTGCGCAACGCACCACGCTTGGCCTGGAGACCATGGCTGTGCAGCCCGCATCTGGCGTGGCAATCACTGGCGGCACGGCGGTACTTAGTAGTGGCACCATTACTTACGCCACGATCAATGGCGGCGTGATTAGTGGCATCACTGATCTCGCCGTTACAGACGGTGGCACGGGAGCTTCCACTGCATCTGGAGCACGCACCAATCTTGGCTTGGTAATTGGCACTGACGTGCAGGCTTATGACCCTGCTCTTGCTTCCATCGCAGGACTGACCACTGCATCTGGCCAGTTCATTTATACCACTGCTTCTGACACTTACGCTACTGCCACAATCACTGCCGCTGGTCGCGCCATTCTTGATGATGCAGATGCGAGTGCGCAGCGTACCACGCTTGGACTTGGCTCGCTTGCCGTAAAAAATACAGTAGGAAGTGGCGATTACGATTCTTCTTCTATTGTCACTGCCAATATTGCCGATGGCGCAATTACTACGGCAAAGCTTGCTGACAGTGGCGTTACCACTGTCAAAATTGTCGATGCAAGCGTCACGGCAGATAAGATTGCGAACAACGCTGTAACCACTGCAAAAATTATTGATAGCGGAGTTACTACTAGCAAGATTGCGAACGGAGCTGTTTCTTACGCAAAAATTCAAGCCACTTCTGCAAGCGATGTGTTGCTTGGTCGGTCTTCGGCCAGCGGTGGCACTGTAGAAGAAATTGCTTGCACTTCTGCTGCGCGCTCCATTCTTGATGATGCCAGCATTGCGGACATTCGCGCAACGCTTGGTCTTGGCACTTTGGCTGTGCAGAATGGCAGTTTTTCTGGCACGTCCACTGGCACAAATACTGGCGATCAGACCATCACGCTTTCTGGCGATGTCACTGGCACTGGTACTAGCGGCTTCGCCGTAGCTATTAATAATTCTGCTGTCACCACTGCAAAGATTAACGATTCTGCTGTTACCACTGCAAAAATCGTAGACAGTGGCGTTACATCCGCAAAACTTGCCGATAATTCCGCTGCCATTGTTGCTGGATCGACGCCCACAGGAGATGGCGATTTTATTGGCCAACAATGGCTGAATACAAATACTGGCGTTGAATACACTTGGACTGGAAGCACTTGGCGCCGGCAAAGTGGACTCGCCACCACTGTTATTTCAGGCGATACTGTTTACGCTTACGCCACATCTTACCCCGATGAATTTAGTGCTTCCATTGTCCCTTCGTTAAACACGCAAGTTGCTACGCGCTTCTTTGCTGGTCCAGCAAGCGGCAATGCTGACGCTGCTCCTACATTCCGCGCCATCACTGCTAGCGATCTTCCCAAGGCGACCACCGCTGCTTTAGGCGTTGCTCAAGCTGGTACGGGCCTTGTCACTGTTAGCGGCATCTTTAATCACGCCAATAGCGTTGCATCTGGCACTTATTACAAAGTGACAGTAGATGCGCAAGGACACGTAAGCGCAGGAGAAGCAAGTCTTGTTGCGGACGACATTCCTGCTCTTCCCGCATCGAAAATTACCACTGGTACGTTCGGAAGTGGCTTCATTGCAGATAATTCGATTCTTGCTTCTAAGCTCGCAAACTATTCCGTAAGTCAATTTGGCGAAGCTCCGCCAGTTGCCGACTTTATTGGACAGTTCTTCTTCAATCCATTGGAGAAAGACCTCTATCTATGGGATGGTAACGTTTGGAATCCAGTTGGCATTAGTGTTGGTGAGATTATTTTTGGTGGCACATATAACGCTTCTGGAAACACCATTGCAAGCGTTAGCGCTGATGGTGCTGGTATTGGTCTTTCTGTGGGGCAACCACTTCCTGCTGCATCGACCACGTTTAATCGTTATTACGTTGTAGTTGCTAGCGGTGGCACTGGCACATCTCCTGCTCCTGAGACTGTTTTACAACCGCCTGATATTCTCCTTTGCAATGGCACGGCATGGGTGGAACTTGACGTTAGTTCCACTTATCTATCGCAAACTGCCTCTAATGTGGCCTTTGCACCAGCAGGGACAATTGGAAGCACGAATGTTCAATCTGCCATTGAAGAAGTAAATACAGAATGTCGCAATATCAACAATGTGGCAAGTGGCATTTTAGCAACTGGCTATGGCGGCACTGGAATTAATTCTTATGCCAAAGGCGACATTCTTGTTGGTAGTGGCACCACATTAGTCAAGCAGACCATTGGAACCAACGGGCAAGTACTTACTGCCAATTCTGCCTTTGGAGGTGGCGTTCACTGGGTGACGCCTGCGAGTGGCACTGTTCTTTCCGTAAGCGTTAATTCCCCTCTTGCTGTTGTTAGTGGTACCACCACTCCAGTTATTTCAATTCCTGACGCATCGACAAGCGCGAGGGGAAGCGTTCAGCTCACTGATTCAACAAGCACGACAAGCTCAACGCTTGCTGCTACTGCCACTGCAGTGAAAAACGCCTTTGACTTGGCTAACGCTGCATTGCCGCGAGCTGGCGGTACGATCACTGGAGAAGTGGTAATTGGCAGTGCTGGCACATTGCTGTTTGAAGGCGCCACTGATAATGCTTTCGAAATTCAGCTCACCGCTGCTGATGCCACTTCAGACAAGATCGTCACTTTGCCAGATACTACTGGCACCATTATCACCACTGGCGATACTGGTACAGTCACCAATTTAATGCTTGCTGGCAGCATTGCAGACACCAAGCTTTCTACAATTTCCACTGCCGGCAAGGTTAGTAATAGTGCTACCACTGCTACTAGCACCAATACTGCTAGTGCAATTATTGCCCGCGATGCAAGTGGCAATTTCTCTGCTGGCTCTATTGATGCCACCATTGATGAAGGCACTTTCTAATCATTAAAAAGAAAAGCCTTTTAGAATTGCGAAAGACTAATTAGTCTTCTGCAATTCCGAAAGGCTTTAATTATGGCTGGTGTTCTTCAGCATCTGCGTTCATCAACGCTTAACAAGCGTCCTAATCCTGCTTCTATGGTTGATGGTCAATTGGCCATTAATTATGCAAGTGGAAGCCCTGGAGCTTTTTTCAAGGACAGCAACGGTAATTTAGTAAAAGTGGGGCCTGTGCATGTGGGAGCAACAGCTCCTAATGTGAGTCCTGCAAGTGGCGGCACTGCTGGCAATAGCCTTGGCGAGCAATGGCTTGATACAAGTGGTGGTACTTATGTGTTTAAGATTTGGGACGGAGCTGCGTGGCGCAGTGAAGCTGGTGAGTTTGTAAACACGACTGGCGACACGATGACTGGAGCGCTGGGCATTATCGCGGGCTCAGCTTCCACGCCAGGATTATTTTTCAGTGGGGACGCAAATTCTGGACTGTATTCCCCCGGCGCAGACCAGGTGGCACTGGCGACAGGTGGCACGGGGCGGTTGTTTATTGATGCAAGTGGGCGGGTTGGGGTCGGCACTACTTCTCCTGTGCCAGGGGGTCAGGGTGTTCATATTCACAATTCCAGTGCAGCAGACAGTTCGCTGCGAGTCACTAACTCAACCACTGGAGCTACAGATGGAGATGGCTTTGCAATTCAATGTGCATCTGATGGCACTGCAAAGCTGCGGCAATTTGAAAGTTCTGCACTAACGTTTGAAACTGCAGCTACTGAACGCGCCCGCATTGACAGCTCCGGCAGGTTGCTAGTGGGGACGTCTACTGCGCGTGGGAACTTCTATAATACAACAGGGCTAACTCCAGGTATTCAATTAGAAGGTTCATCATTTCAAAATAGATTCTTAGGACTTATATCTAGCGACAATGGTGGCCCAGGATCTTGCGCCGGAATAATTATGGCACGGCAAAAGAGTGGATCCGTAGGTGGTAACACAATCGTCGCTAACAATGACTCTCTTGGATTGCTGACATTTCAAGGATCAGACGGTACGGAGTTTGTCGAGGGCGCTCGTATTGAAGCATTTGTAGACGGCACCCCTGGCGTTAACGACATGCCAGGCCGCCTAGTGTTCAGCACTGCCGCCGACGGAGGGAGTTCTCCGACGGAGCGGATGAGGATTACAAGCTCCGGTACATTACTTTTGGGGAAGCAAATCGATGACATAGGCACCAATGGAGTTCAGTTCTTCTCTTCTGGCATTCAGTACAACACCCGTAGTGGCGGTACACTTCATTTGCTAAATAGAAGAACGGATGACGGTGATTTAATCGTATTTGCACAAGACGGCAACATTGAAGGCAGCATCTCCGTCTCCGGTACCACGATCTCCTATAACGGTGCTCACCTAAGCCGCTGGTCCCAGCTTCCTTCTGGCGCAGAGCGTACCGAAATCCTGCGCGGCACTGTCCTCTCTAACATCGATGAGATGTGCGAGTGGGGCGAGGAAGATAACGAACAGCTCAACCGGATGAAGGTGAGCGACGTTGAAGGTGACAAGAACGTGTCGGGCGTGTTCCAGGCTTGGGACGACGATGACGACACTTACACCAACGACTTCTACTGCGCGATGACGGGTGATTTCATCATCCGAATCGGTGCTGGCGTAACCGTTGAACGTGGTGATCTGCTGATGTCCGCAGGTGATGGCACTGCCAAGCCTCAGGACGACGACATCATCCGCAGCAAGACCATCGCCAAGGTCACCAGCACCAACGTGAGCTGCACACACCCTGATGGCAGCTACTGCGTGCCTTGTGTACTGATGGCCTGCTGATTAGTCCCCTTCACTTCTTGCTCTGGCGATTTCCCGAAGAAACCGCCTTTTCTTTTCATTGCTAAACTAACAAAGACCATTCTTTTTAACCATGGCGATCACTTATTCTTGGGGCGTTTCCCAGCTTGAAAGGCAGCTTTCGAGCGGCATTGTCTACACGGTTCACTATACGATTTCTGCCGATGATGGCACGTATGCCAGTTCAGCATATGGCAGTCTTGGTCTTGAACCCCCTGATGAGGACGATGAGATTCCTTATGCTCAGCTCACCCCTGAAATCGTCACCGGCTGGGTGAAAGATAAATTTGGCGATGAGAAAGTGGCGGAAATTGAAGCTGCTCTTGCCGAGCAAATTGCTCAACAGCGCACTCCGACCACAGGCACTGGCCTGCCTTGGAGCTAATGAATGGCAGCAAAATCCAAGGTTGGCATTAGCGGGCAAAAGCTTCATTCTTCTAATCGTCGCAAGAAGACTAGGCAAGGCAATGGAGCGAATAGCAAAGCTTCTCATGGGCGAAAGCTTATGCGAGGCCAAGGCAAATAATTACGGGGCCGAAAGGCCCCTTTCCTTTTAGCAGTACAATGGAAGAAAGCATTGTTTCTCATGGGCCAAATCATTGCTGGCGGTGAACAGTTTGAAACTCATATTGAAGCTGACTATCGCGGGCAGATCTTAAAGACAGGCCCTGACAGTGGATCCGTTGATGCCTTTGGTCGTGCTCGCACAAGTGCTCCCTATACACTTTTTGATAGCACGATGCGTTATGACAAGCGTGCTGACCAATGGTTCGATCGCGTGTCCAATGGAGGCGTGGTCACGTATTTAACAAATGAAAGCAGCACTGCCTTAACGACTACAACTGCGTCTGGCGATACAGTATTGCGTAGAACTAAGCAATACTTTCCGTACCAACCAGGAAAGAGCATGATGATCATGCAAAGCTTTGCCGGCGCCACGCCAACAGCGGGCCTTATTCAAGAAGTGGGCTTCTTTGATGACCAGAATGGAGTGATGTTTAGGGCAAGTGGTACTACTTTGCAAATGGTCATTAGAAGCTTTACGTCTGGCGCCATTGTTGAAAACGTAGTCGATCAATCAGCATGGAATATCAACACTCTTGATTCGCTGGACATCTCTAAAGCCCAAATTTTTACAGCCGATCTTGAATGGCTTGGCGTGGGACGAGTAAGGGCTGGCTTTGTAGTCAATGGCGAGATTATCTATTGCCATGAATTTAATCATTACAACACATTGACTAGTGCATATATGACAACGGCTATTTTGCCATTGTCCTATCGCATTCACAATGCTTCCACTCAAGCTTCAGGGAGAACTATGAAGCAAATTTGTAGCAGCATTCTTAGTGAGGGAGGATACGAACCAGATGGTGCTGTGTATTCAGTGGGTCATGATCTTGCCACTATCGCCAACACTTCTGGAGAGCGTATCACTGCTGGCATCCGCATGGCGAGTGGTCGCACTGGTAATGTTATTTTGCCTGTGAGGATTTCCACTGCTACTTCCTCTAGCGATGTTGTGCTATGGAGGCTTCGTCTTAATCCAACGCTAAGTGGAGTTGCGTGGAGCGCTGCGGACAATCAAAGGGGCAATGTGGAAGTTACAACCAGTGGCACTGCGACAGGCGGCATAGTGGTCGACGCAGGCTTTGTAAGCCAAGGTAGTGCGAATAATTACGACATTGCAGTGGCCATTCGTCTTGCCTTAGGGCAAAATGCGTCTGGCGAAAGCGACACCCTCATTTTGACTGTCGACAGTTCTGTTAACGCCAAAGCTCTTGGCATGATCGGCTGGGTAGAAATTGCATAATTCGCCTACAATAAAAGAAAAAGTTCATCATGATTACGCCAGGTAAGCACGATATTACAATTTATCAGGGCGCAACTTTTGAGCTTCAGTTGCAATACAAGGATGCTTCTGGCGTGCCGGTAAATATGAGCGGCTACACCGTAGCATCCAAGCTATATGATCGCCTAGGAAGTTCTAAGCTTGCTGATTTTGCCGTATCATACGTAAATCAAGCTAGCGGTATTTTCAAGCTACGTCTAGAGGCTTCTGGAACAAGCGGTATTACAGAGCAGGGGCAGTATGACGTGTTGATTACGGAGCCTGACAATAGTAAGTATTATCTTGTAGAGGGCAATGCCTTTATTAATCTTGGCTTGAGCTTCAAATGACAGTTATTGTACAACAGTCTCCTTCCATTGTCTCAATTACTGAGGCGGAGGATTCCATTGTTGTCATAAACGAAGAAAGTAATACTATACAAATACAGGCTCCTCCGCCATCGCCAAGGCTTGAATTTTTTGGCAATGGCCCTCAAGGAGCTATTGGTCCTCAAGGGGAAAAAGGAATTAATTTAGACGAAACCGCTAAAATTGATGGAAGTGTAGTTTATTACGATGCTGCTGCAGCAAAGTTTAAAGCAGACGCAACAATCACTACCACTCTTCTTACTGACGGAGGCAATTTCTAATGGCCAATATCATTCGCATTAAGCGCAGGGCTTCTGGAGGTAGCACTGGTGCGCCCGCGAGTTTGGCCAATGCTGAACTTGCCTATAACGAAAGTGATGCTGGGAATGGCGTTCTTTATTATGGTTACGGTACTGGCGGCGCTGGTGGAAGCGCTACGCAAGTTGTTGCCATTGGTGGCGATGGTGCATTCGTAAATCTTACCGGCTCTCAAACGATAAGCGGCAACAAGACTTTTACTGGCACGCTAACAATGAGCGGTGCCACGATTGATGGCTTTAGCACCACTGGCAATGTAACAATTGGTGGAAATTTCACTGTCAATGGCACTACTACTACTGTCAACAGCACAACAATTAGTGTTGACGATAAAAACATTGAACTAGGAAGCGTTGCAAGCCCCACTGACACTACTGCAGACGGAGGTGGCATTCTTCTTAAAGGAGACACTGATAAGACCATTTATTGGGTGAATGCCACTGACGCATGGACTAGCAGTGAACATATTGCCGTGGCAAGCGGTAAGTCTTATTTCATTAATAACAGCAATGTCCTCAGCAGCAGTGCACTAGGAAGTGGCATCATTACGTCCAGTTTGACCAGTGTTGGCACTCTCACTTCTGGCACATGGTCTGCGTCGACCATTGCCGTTGACAAAGGAGGCACAGGACAGTCAAGCTATACAAATGGTCAATTATTAATTGGCAATACCACTGGTAATACACTTACGAAGGCCACGCTAACTGCTGGCAGTGGCATTTCAATTACAAATGGCAATGGCAGTATTACCATTGAATCTACTGGCGTAAGTTTTGCGGCTGGCGATGGTTTAGATCTGGCAGGAGGCACGCTATCAGTTGATTTGAAGGCCAATGGTGGCTTGGTCATTGAAAGCACAGAGCTTGCGCTTGATCTTGGTGCATCTAGCATCACGGGAACTTTGGCTGTTGCCGATGGTGGCACGGGAGCAACAACCTTAACTGGCATCTTGAAGGGTAATGGCACGTCTGCATTTACTGCTGCTGTTGCAGGGACCGACTATCTTGATACAAACAGCACAGTGGATGGAGGAACTTTCTAGATGCCTCGTCAAAATAAAATCATTCTTCGTAATGGCACAACAGTGCCTAATGGAGCAGATTTTGATATTGGTGAACCTGCATGGAATAAAGACGCGGGAACGCTCTATGTGAAGAATTCTGCTGGAGCGATGGTTTCCATTGGGGCGCCTTTTACTGGTGGCACTTTGACTAGCGGCCTGGTAGTTGCATCTGGCGCTACATCTTTAGCTCCATTGTCATTTCAAGCGGGCACTAATTTAACCACTGCCGCCTCTGGAGTGATGGAATATGACGGCAAGGTGTTTTACAGTACGCCGGCAGGGCGAGGAGTGTCTCCTTCTGTCATGGTTTATCGTCTTAATGCTGATTTAGCTGGTGCAAACAGCACTGCATCACAAAGTGTATTCGGCGTGGGAGTTTCTTTGCAGGCCAATACAGTTTATGCCATGCAAATGGTGTTTACATTGGCCAAAACTGCAGGGACCACTTCTCATTCAATTGGATTTAGCTTTGATGGTGGCACCGCCACTTTTAACAACATCCATATACAAGGAATGTATTCCAATCATCAAGCTGCTCCATCTACTACCAGTTCTTTAGCAACTAGCGCTTGGAATTATGGCGTGCATACGGCAACAACTCTAATAAATTACGTCACCAATATTGCAGGAGCTACGCGCACGCAAACAGGTACATTTCATGGCACGTTTAGCGTGAATGCTGCAGGCACTTTCAATCCTCAGTACAGACTATCTGCTGCACCAGGCGGCGCATACAGCACTCTTGCCGGATCATTCATTAGTATTTGGCCCATTGGAGCTGCTGGAAGCAACGTGTCAGTTGGCCCATGGGCGTAACGCCTAGCATGCAAGAGCGTTTCTAGCTCTCATGGCTTTTCCTTTCATTGCAGAAGGCGAGTGGTACAAGCAGCAAACCGAGCATCTTTCAGACATTCTGGCTGAGCTACTGACGGACGATGATCCAGCGATGGCTTGCAAAGCGCTGAGCGAAACCATTGCCTCGTGGGAGGACTACCACGAGAAGGAACTTGCTAAGTGGAAGCGCCTTAGGGCGCTTCTTGGCCTGGGAGCTGGTACGTAATCCTCATCTCTCCTCCCAAGACTTTTACGGCTTCGCTGGCGTCCGCTGGTGGGGCCTTTTCAATGAGAACAGACGGGACAATAGCATTGGGGAGGGGCGTGACTTTGGCATCAGGGAAAAGCTCGTGAGCCTTTTCAGCAAGAGCGTTTGCTTTTGTTTCCCGCTCGTCTTCTTCCCATCGTTTAACCAGCGTGATTGCTTGCTGGTCAATTTTCTTTATTACTGCTTTGGTTTTCCATTCTGACCAATCAGGCCGACAATGAGCAATGAGCATTTTGAACCATGGCTTCAATGCAAGAGAAGGCCGCCTTGAGGCGGCCCATAAGGCTAGTTCATAACAAAGTGCATTGAACCAAGATTGCCAGTTCATTTGCTGTTTGCGAATGGCGAATAATTAGCCTTCTTGAAAAACTGAAATGTATACCGTGCCAGTTTTAGTGAGAGGAAGAATCTTGTCGCGCAAGTCAATATTATGACAACGCACGCAACCGTGAGTGGGGACAAGGGGCTGCTTTGGAGCCCATGCTCCAGGCCAACCATTTGCGCTTCCGCCACCATGGGCCATGATTCCTGCCCTGCCACTGCCAGCTTCTTGATTTTCTAGTTCGACCATGTCGAAGCTATACCAGCCATAGGCCATAAGAGTGCGATCATATGCAGGCTTGTCACCCACTCGCTCATAGTCTTTATAAATAGCGCCAATCTTGTAAATCCCAGGCGGCGTGTCTGAATTTGTGATTTTCCATTCAAAATCACTGTATTGCCCACGAGCGAGACACGGGATTTCCCACAAAAGCTTTCCTTCAAACGAGAAGGCTTTCATGGTTTCCACTGCATCGTTCACAATTAAATGTGAATCGCCTTTCTTGAAGCCAAAATCTTGCGGACGTTTTTTAGGGCCAACCATAGTAAAAGCGGTGCTCTCAGGGGCGTATTCCTTCATGAGCTTAGACAATTTTGCAGGATAATCTGGATCAGTGGCATACGATTGCTCTCTGAGCATTCGCGCTGCTGCGTAACGATTCGGGGCATTATTAATGCCCTTGAAATGACGATAATCCTTATACCAACGAGTGATCAAATATTCAATGCAAGCAGCAAGGCTAGGAAAATCAATGAATCCAGCTTTGATGGTCACCCATTGGCCATCGTAAAATTCTTGAGTGGCAGTAGTCGTGCCTTCGCCTTTTGCACCGATGTAATTGTGGGCGCCAGACACGTGATTGCCAAAGCCACTCTCTAAGCAGCATTGCGCTGCTACCAATTCAGGATAGCGAGCGCCATATTTACGGGCAATTTGGAAGCATTCGTTCCAAAAAGCCCGATTAGATGGCCACATGGCTTCAATCCTTCACACGGAAGATTGCCTTAAGACCAGTCAGCAAAAGCTGAATAATATTGTTCTCCTTGTAGGGAGTGCGTTCGATAATTTGGTCAGCAGCAGCAACAATAATGCCACCAATAACGAACCATTCAATGCCGCTCATGACGAGAGATGCAATGGAGATATAAATAGCCTAGCGTTCAATCTCTAGATTACGGACTCTGTTTTCCATCTCGCTCATCTTATCCGTGAGAGTGGAAAGCTTTTCTGTGACGGTTTCAATTTGTACGGCCACTCTTGCTTGCTGAGTGCCCACTGCAATGAGCATAGCTCCAGTTGATAGAAGCATGCCAGCCGTAATAGTGGCTACGAAATTTGCAAGGCCGTCCTTGAAACTGTCCATAGCCATCAATCAATACCATCATTCTATAGAAAATTCACGAGACATTATTTAGCGTTAAACTAAGGTCAAGACAATTTAATAGTGCCATGCCAAGAGCGAATGGTCCTGATGAGCTGCTTTATTCTCTCATTGAACTTCGCCCTGGTGACGCAAAACGTAGGTTCCGCAAGAGCATTTTTGAAGACTATTTCTTGAGGGGGCCATTCGGGCAATGCGCTTGTGCATATTGCGGAGAATGGAAAGAAAAGCTTACGATTGATCACATTGTTCCCAAGAGCAAAGGAGGCCCCCATTTCAGTCGTTGGAACATGCTTCCTGCATGCAAGGCCTGTAATCTTAAGAAGGGCAGTCTTCCAATGCTTGAGTGGTGGCGAGTGCAGCCATTTTGGACGGAAAAGCGAGAAGAAATTGTGATGGCATGGGTGTATTGCAATAGCTTTGTTAGTGCTCACACTGATCAGAAGGAACTTGAAGCATGGTGCGAGAAGAAAGGGATTGTGCTGCCGCTGCATCAAACAATTGAGCATGAAAAAGCCCCCTTATGGGGGCTTTGTTGCAATGCTGCTTAGTCTTCTACTGGGGCGAAAGTAACTTGCCTGCCGGGAAGATCGTAGCGAATGCCTGGCATGGGACAGAATCCTCCTTCGCATTGTTGAGAAGCGTTCTCAAGAGCTTCAACTGCTTCTTGCTGTGGCTCATTTTCCATATTAAAGATGAGAAGGTCAAGGTACCAGCTTGCTTTCTTCAAATCCTCCAAACCATTCTTGTCTTCATAGCGCCAAACATATTTGATGATATTTCCCTTTAGGAAACCCCTAAAGTCGTCTTTGTCCATTGAGGCTTCGATGGCCTCAATGCATTCAATGCCGCCATTTTTGGCATAATGACGGGGATGGTTTACGGCGTCAGTCATTAGAAGGAAGATTGGTGAAGATCAAAAGCCTCGAAGGCTTCTTTGAACAATGGACGGGCAAGAGAGGTAAGCGCTTGAGCATAGGCTTGAATTTCGCCTTGACTGTCAGCCTTGTCTCGCAATGAAATGAAATGCAACAAAGCTTGCAGGCTACAGGTCCAGGTGAAGGACGTATAAGTGGACATCGGCAGAATGCCCCGTGCCTGCTCTTTGCTCACTCCAAGCGTCAGCAACGCCTTGTAAGCCTGCTTGGTTTGCTCTAGAGCCTTGGCGTATTCGATCATCGCCACTTGGTTCATGCTGGGCTCCAGAGGTCCACTAGAGGCCTGTTTGTTGCTGGGGCTTTGCTGGCGGAATTCACGAGGCATGTAGTATGCCTCCTCGTCTGCTTCGCAGTAGCGGAAGCTTTTCTCGTTCCAGCCAAGCGTGTCATTGGCGAACGTGCCGCCAATCACATGCTTCCACCATTGCCGACAGACGAAGAGCGGAGCTTTTACTTGCCATTTGGTGACCACGCCGCGGAACGGACTGGTGTGCTGATGCTTGACAAGATAGTTCAGCAGCTTCTGGTCCTTTTCAGACCATTCGCTGCTGGTTTGATCAAAGCTTTGCCGAGCATCGCAAACAATGTCAAGGGAGCTTCCCATCCAGTCGATGAGACGCACCATGCTGATGCCATCCATCAGCGGATCAATCTGATTCATCATTCAGCCTTGTCAGTGGCAATGAGAAAGCGAAAAGTGGCGACAATCAGCACCCAATTCCAAAAAACCAAAGAAACGCTAGGAAACAAGAGGCCAGCGCAAATGCTCACAAGCCATGCTCGCAGACACAACATTCCAAAAGCTACAAGCAACACGGCTGCAGTTTTAGAGATGTCTTGAAGCAAATCGTCAGTTGCCTTGGTAAGCATTGGTGATCAGCGAGAGTGGCCGAAGTCGTTGCAAACTGATTGTAGGAGCAATGTTCGTAGCTGAATGCCAGCGTACTCGTGCCTTTTTGGCTGGTCCGCTTGCATCAAAGCCTTCAATGGTGCCAACAATGGAAGAGGGCATCCACCCTGCTGCCGTACGTTGTACGTACACAACGTCCTGTCCTGGAAGCCATTCATGGTTGCGAGGCGTGCGAGGGAGCTTGTAAGGACGGTAGCCCGTCCCGCATTTTACGGCATTCTTCCCATCGTCCACCCGATAAACAAACTGCTTGCCAAATCGCTGCATGGCTAGGCTAAACGAAACAATGCAAGGACAATGAGCACTTTCTCCATTCCAATCGGCCTAAAATACAATGGTCAAGATTGTATTGGCGTTATGGGGCCTTTTGAACGGAGCATGGAGCGAGACTTCGCTCTCGTTGCGAATAAGAAGGCACTGAGTGAATGCAATGACATTGACAAGCTGCGTGAAGTGGCTTGCACAATGATGGAAGGTTGGAGCAACATGCAAGAAGCAGTGACTGCTTTGGTTAAGGAAAATCTTGAGCTGCGTCAAGCCATGCAGCTTCAAGAGCGCGATCTAGAAGCCGCCGATCAATTGCTTGGTGAAGCGGCTGAAGCCGTTACGCGCTTCGCAGAAAAGCAGCAATCTGCTCAAGCCAAAAAGTTTCCTTGGCCGTTTGGGTGGTAAGAAGGAAGACTTTCCAGCCGCCGATGGTGGCAAGATTAAACTTGCGGGCATCACGCTCGTAACCTGAGCCAGTTACATGCCTTCCGCGACTGAAGGTGCCTCCTTGAATTTCAATGAGAGAGCGAGAAGGAAGATGCGCAAAGTCGGCTCTATAGCGTTTGGAGCGCTTGCTCTTGGCGTAGCGCTCTTGAAAATCCATCTCCCAAGTCTCGACGTCGCTGTATTCCCTAATCAATGGAAGATCAGGAAACCGTGCTTGCCACAGTCCGAGAAATTGATCTTCAAGAGCACTCACTGATCAGACGGCAGCAAACGTTACGTTAGCGCCTTGGTTTTGATACTTGCCATCCCCATAGTCACTTCGTGAGTCTTCATTGAGACGAACGAACATGACTTGCACGATCCCTTCATTGGCATAGATGCGAACGGGAAAAGCCAGGGGATTAACAATACAAATAGTGAGATGGCCAGACCAGCCAGGCTCAATTGGCGTAACGTTAATGATCGTACCTTGTCGAGCATATGTGCTCTTGCCGTCAGTGATCCCCATAATGTTAGACGGCATTGTCAGGAGTTCCACACTCACGCCAAGAGCGTAGGAGAACGGCGGTAGCACGAAGAACGTAGAGCCATTCTCCTCAATGGGAGAAGCCTCGTACATCAGTTCCTTGTTGAAGGCCTTCACATCCAATGCCTCCACTGGGGAGTTATTGTTGATGACCATGAAGCCTTTCGGGGAAAGGCTCAAATCGTATCCGGCATGGCTGAGTCCGTATGAGAGCGCTTTAGTGCCATTTGGAAGCTCTCTGGTTTTCTCTCCAACAAAAGGAAAAATAATATCATTTTCAGCAAGAATGCTGATTTCCTTGTCATTAAGAAGCATGGCTTTAGAAAAAGAAAGGGGCTCTTAAGAGCCCCGTTTTCAAGAAAAGAAAAGCTTTAAGAAACGATCAAAAAGGATCGTCAGAGAAGCTTTGCTTAGCTTTATTGCCGTTGTCCCACATCGAAGCGTATGCCTTGGGAGAGTTGTCAAGCTTGTTGACAGTCACTTGCCCTTTGAAATGAGGAGCAGTGTCCTTGTCGCGCTTGTCATTGTCCCAAAGAGCAAAACGCAGGGAATAGTTTCCTTGGGGGTTGGTACCAGCTTTCTTCATGGCATTGAGAATATCGGGGGTGAGATCGACAGTGCCAGAGAAAGCGGGAGAATTGCCAGCGGGCATTGAGTGGTCCTCAGAGGAGTGTAGTAGGCCCTGGGAGGGGCATCAGAAGCATAGCGCTATGGACAGAGGAGTCAAGCCCCACGGTCCATAGAAATTGTTAAGGGGCGTCCACCTGGGTAGTAGTCAAAGAAGAACTGCTGCACCTTCTGCACCATGATGCCTGCCTGCATAGCAAGCTCCGCTGCCGAAAGGCTTACAACTTGCGCTTCCTGACCAGCTCCCGTGTCGGGATCGTAAATGGCAATGGCGCAATGTGCTTCATTGACTTCGATGTCATACATCTGTTCAATGGCTTGCACGTAGGCGCCAAGCTGCATGCGATAGTCGGCTAGCTGTGTATCAGGCTTTGCCTTGTAGCTCGTTTTCCAATCCAGCAGCGCATAAGCGCCGCTGTTCATTTTGGCGAGCATATCGAAGGTACCTGAATAGCCAATTTCTTGTGCAGGATCATACCAAGCAATGGCACTTTCAACGAGCAGCGGACTATCTACGCGCTCAAGAAAACCAACGATGCTTTCAAAATAAGGCACGTAGTTTTCGTGAGAATCCAAATGCGTTTGGATATCTTCGCCGTTCCAGAAATCTTCTAGAACACCGTGAAGCCAATTGCCTCGATCCACTGCATTACGAGTGCGACGATTAGCCTCTTCATCCCCGACTTTCCTTCGCCAATTCATGAGAGCCGCAATCTTGCCAGGCGATGAACACGCGCTCGCAATAGTTGTCACAGAGGGCAAAACACACCCTGCGGGAACATTGGGAAAATCGTCGCAGACGTAGTAGCGCTTCTTGTTCAGTTGGAGCCGGTTGGGTTCGTAGCGGGGAAACGCTGGCATTTGAAGAGAGGCAAGGCATAGATCGTAACAAGCCACTTTCAGTCATGATTCCTGATGTGAGAATCAATGTCGTATTGCGTGTCCTCTATTGCGCGCCGAAGTTCAATGATGTCACTCTGAAACTCCCCTAAAACATTAAACAGCCTTTCAATGCTCAAGCCGTTTTCTTTCATCAAGCATTTCGCCATTATTCGCCCATCGGGAGAAAGCGCGTCAGACGCAAGGACTATTTCTTTGTTAGGTTTCATTTTTCGTTCATGTCCCAGAAATAGTCGCAGCCTTCTTCATCGCATGGAGGCGCAGCGAAATAGCTCTGCCAGCGACTTGCAGGCGCCATGTAGCGCCAACAATTTTCTTTAATAGGGCATTCGCCCCCCAAGCACATCGCAATGTCAGGCATGAGAATAGTTCGAGCAGTTTGACGGAGGAATTGCTTATCAACCAAAGGATGATTAGCAACGGTCTCAAGAACAGCAGCAATGCGACGATCACTGCTAAGCGTGTCTTCAGGAAAGCTCCAGAACGCTTCATGACAAGCATCAATCAGAGAGCGACGATTCTGCACGCTTCTCTTCCATTGTTTCGTATTCTTCAACCATGGTTGCCATTGCAGCCATTATCGAAACCTCGAAGAAACCACAGGCCAAAACAAATTGCTTGAAATGCTCAGTAATTTCAGGGCAGTAGATGTTGTGGAACGAATAGGAAACCTTTGTTTCTCCTTCTTCGTAAAGAAAAGTGAAGCGGCTCATGGGAGAATCAGCGAAAGGATAGCCAGAATTGATAGGGCAATGATCAGGCATGTGAAGGTAACGAGAAGGAACAGGCCAAGAGGATCATTCGCCAAATAGGGCGGGAGGAAGCTCAGTAATGGGAATGGCATCATCATCAATGCAAACTGCTCCAGCAAAGGCCCGCGCTAAGCGGGCCGCTGCCAGGTCTATTGCTTTTTTGCTACGAAAGCTTTCATGCCTTCAATAATGGCGGCAGTATCTTCAAGGCCGCGCACGACATTGATTTCTTCAGTCATTTCAGCTTTGCTGATGACAATCTGCTCCTGCTTGGCCCATAGCGTCATCATTGCTGCGACGACGTTTCCGAAGGCTTGCCAGCTTTTGACTTCCGTGGCGCGAGCAAGTCCAATGCTTTCAAGAGCAGCTTTGCCTGCAGCCATAGAAGCTTTCTCGTCGGCATAGTTCAACGGATTGGCTTTGCAAACTGCTGTGAGAGCTGCTTTTGCGTCGAAGGGCTCGGCGGACCCTGTATCGGCGGCGGCAGTAGCCCCTTCCGCTCCAGCATCAGAAGTGCCACCAGAAGCTGCCGTCGCATCCTTCTTGGCCGCACGAGCAGGCTTTGGGACATCTTGCTGCAGCGCCGGCTTCGGCGCTTCTTCTTTGGGGATGTCCTCTCCGGCATAGAGCCGAAGACCAAGCCCCGTGAACGTAGCGATGGCCTTAACGCTCGCACGTTGGATGTTGTCGCTAATGGCACGACCATCAAGCTGCTGAATGGAATTGTGCTTCCTGTCCATCACAGGGAACACGAGAGCAGGCGTGCGACGCACGCCGTCTGTGAGGTAGGGACGAAGGATGAAAGCGCCAGGCTCGCCAAATACGGGCCAGCCAATAGTCTTCTCTTCAAAAGCTACGAAGAGCGTCGGGAAATGCTCCTTCAGGTAGCGGAAAGCAAAAGGCCACGACAGGTAGGAAAGGCCTTTGTAGTCCTTTTCAATGTGAGGCCCGATGTCCGGCGTATCGTAAGCAGCGCGAAATGCTTCGGCGCTAATTTCGAGCGGAGTGAACATGCCAAGAGAGCGTTCAATCATTGCTTGTTTTGCGGGATCTTCCATGCTGGAAAAGTCGGACGGGGAATAAGTGAGAATGGCGTGGTTCATTCTTCTGGGAAGGCAAAATGCCAATCAAGAAGATATTCTTCGCTTTCCTTATCAAAGGAAAGCCGTAAGTCAAGCACGAGCACTCCAGTGTCAGAAAGAAAGCAATCAAGACAATGAATCACATCATGATCCATTTCTTTCATCCGAGCAGAAAGCTCAGACGTTGTGAGATTGGGAAAGTCTGTCATGACAAAGAAGCCACGGTCTTGTAGCCGAAAGGCTGATATTCGCCATACATGATGACAAACATCTTGGAAGGCATTTCGCTTTTGACAATCAAGCTATCACCAGGAAGGGGCCAATCATTGATTGCTCTCACGTCAGTGGGCTCTTCCAGGAGGTCAGCGCTGTAATTGTCTGTAAGTACGCCTTCTTCCCAGAGGAGCTTCACTTCAGTATCAGCATGCTCCAGAAGAAACTCTTCACAGGCAAATTTAAGCTGAGAAACTTTCATGATCAATTTCCGCAAAAAATAACACCAAAGAAGCTTCGGCAAGATTTTTTATCTTGCTTTTGATCTTCTTCGTCCATGGAAAAGCCTGGCAGCGGATTTTCCCCTCCATTCAAAACGCGAAACTTAATGGCATTCATGTCATCTTCTTTCTCAACGTCAAAGGCATAGTCTTTGTCGTAAGAGCCAATTTCAATGTCGCCATATGTATCAATTGCCTTTTGCAATTGCTTAATCAGCATTGAAGCCTTCATAATCCTCGATTTCAGAAACAATGGAGTGGTCTTCTACTAAAGAGAAGGCGCCATCAGACAGCACTGCATTGCCTTCCCATGGAGAAGTGGTGCGAATGAGGCGTTCAACAGTCTCGCTGAGGCTTAGCCGTGCTTCATGCGCAATGTTTTTGAGATGGCCGTAGGCGGTGTCAGTGATGGTGAAATGGCGGCTCTTCTTCAGCTCGCCATGGTCAATGGTCATAAAACAGAGGGCCGAGAAGGTAACCAATGCTGAAACCGATGATGGCGGCCAGCAATAGCTCCATGGTTTTGCCTTGCGAGGGACATGGCCAATATAGCCGGTATGGCCAGCCCGTCAAGGCTTGAAGCCAAAGCTTGTATGAAGAATTGTTAATGCCTTGCAGCAACAGGATTCTGGTGCTAGAACACCCCCATCTCACCATCGCCCATGGCTTTTTCCATCCTCGAACACCTCGCCAAACTGGAGCCGAGCGACCATGCAGGCAAATACATCTGCCCTGCATGCGGTGGCAACGATCTGTCCGTGAACGAAGGGAACGGAGCATACAACTGCTTCAATGACGACAGTCCGAAGCATCGTGCAGAAATTCGTAACATTCTTGCGCCGCTAGAACGCTGGGAGCGTCCCATGCGTGAAGCGAGGCGCTATTCGTTCCCCTATCAAAACCGCAATCGCGAAGATGTGATCATCGTCACGCGAGACGATAGTTCTGGGAAGAAAAGCATTTCTCAGGACTATCCCACTGCAAACAATGCCAATGGGAAGCGTTCTGAAATTGTCAAGCAGTTACGGAAGAACATTCTTCCCTATCGCTATTACGATGCCATTGAAGCATCAGCAGCTTCAGGCCTCCCTATCTTCATTGTTGAAGGTGAACTCACTGCTGATAGGCTCTGGGAAATCGGCCTGCCCTCTAGCACATTTCTTGGTGGTAGCGGACAATATCGTGCCAATGGCGACTATTCGCAACTGTTTCGTGGGCAGAAAGTAGTCCTTTGCCCCGATCGTGACGAGCCTGGCGTGGCTCTCATGAAGGAAGTGGCTGCAGACAATCCCAATGCGCAATGGTGCTATGCAGAACCAAGTAGCTTTGAATGGGACAATCTGCCTCAGAAAGGAGGTTATGACTTAGCTGATTGGCTGGATGATGGGGCCGATCAAGACGCCATTCTTTCCTCCATCGTTTCAAAGGATAGGCACGAAGGTAAAGACGGGCTTCCTTCTTACGAGGAGATTATTGGCACGTTCGAGCGCATGGTTGGTCTCTACAACAACGATGCTCGCATTGCCTATGAAGCTCGCCAGTGGATGGACGCTCATGGCGTCAAGCTGAATTCACAAGAGATTGACAAGCTGCTTTCTGAAGCACGCGGTCGCGTGCATGGCAAAGAGGAGATGGAAATCCTCGATGCAAAAGCCATCGCGCAATCTGAAGACTCAAGGAAGTGGACCATTGCCGGCATTCTTCCTGAAAGTAGCGTAATGCTGCTCGCTGCAGCTCCTGGTAGCGGCAAAAGCACCATTGTCTACAACTGGGCGCTGCACGTTGCCACTGGCAAAGACTGGAGCAATCGTCGTTGCAGGAAAGGGAAAGTGCTCATCATTCAATGCGACGAGCCCGTTGTTGATGCCGCAGAAAAGCTGCAAATTATTGGCTACGACGATGACGCTTTGAGCAATGGTCAAATTGATTTCATTGATCGCTGGCGCTTTAGCAACATCCCACAGCTCCTTTCCTACGTACAGCGCCATCAGCCTCAGCTCATCATGATCGACAGTCTCACTTCATGCCTAGCCGGTATGGACGTAGATCTCATTCGTTCTGATGCTGGCAATTGCATCTACGAACTACGGGACATTGCCAATCAATATGGTTGCTCCATTGTCATCCTTCATCATTTGAACAAAAGTGGTGGCATTCGTGATAGCTCCAGCTTTGAAGCCAACGTTAGTGAAGTGGTGAAATTGTATCGCACTGACAACAATCCTGATTCAACGCAGTTCATGTTTGAATGGACCAAGAGCCGTAGTGGCTTAGCCGGCAAGCATTTTATGCAGCGTGATCCCGCCACTTATGGCTGGTATTACAAGGGGCCTGCAGTGGGTGGCAATGAAAGCATGGACAATCTTGTCAACATGCTCAATTCTCGCAAGCACGAACGTTTTGACAGGAAGAGCGCTGCTCATGCTGCTGGGGCATGGGACGATGTGAGCATCGGGCGCCTGTTGGAAGTGGCACGTCGTCAAGGTCTTATTGACACCAGCTTCATTGTTGGTCCCAATGGCGAGCGTACCAGGATGTATCAAAGCTGGGCCTATGAAGCCCCTGACATTGATTTTCAGGCAACGCCAACTTTCACGAAAGTTGAAAATCAGGCGAATGAAAATATTCCCGAGCAGGAAGAGGCTCCTCAGAATGAGCCTGTTTCTGCTGCTGCCAATGAAAATCTTCCCGAAGGGGAAGATGATGATGAGTGGTTCTGACTGTCTCGCAATAGGAGGGAGGCTTTAGCGCGGCCTCCCTGCTGCCTACCGTAGCGAGCAGCTTTCTTCAGTATAAGCCAATAAGAAAGGGGCCTAATGGCCCCTTTGTTTTATTTGCGTTTGCCTTGGTCTTGTCCGTCTAGCTTGCGCTGAAATTCTTTGGCCTCCTGCTCCTTGCCATAGAGCCAAGCTCTAGTGCTTTGTCCTGGCTTGGGACCATTACGAGGAAGCTTGATGACTTTGAAGCCGCTGGGAACTGAGTTGGTCATGATTGCTTGCGAAGCTTGCAAATCCTACCACAATCCCATTTTCCCATCAAAATGGACAGTTCCAGGATTGGCCCTCTTGTAAAAATTTGGCGGGGGTGTGTACACTGGTTCCGGAAAGTCCCGCGAGTATCCAAGAGATCTCAGACGGGCATTCCAGGGGGGCTACAAGCCTACGCTGCATGGCCAGCCAGAGCAAGCGGAGCCCCCAAGGGCGAAGCGCATCAGTCACCAGGCCAAGATTCCCTAAAAAGAACAGGCCAGACGAGGCCTCAAGCCTCCGCGATGCCGCTCAAGCCAGAGTGGAGCCCCCAAGGGCGGAACGTTCAAGCCAGAAGGCAAAGGAAACCTTCAAGCAAGAAGAACGTCACTAACATTGCAAAGGAATCTTCCTAAGCAATGCTTCTTCCGCCCAAGCAAGTAGAAAAGCTCCCTCTGCTAGAACACAATGGAGCAGAAATCCTGCCCATTATTCATCACGGTTTTTCAAAGCCTGCGAAAGGGCCGCAACCAGCGGCCCGTACTCTCTATGGAGCCCGTGATAACAATGGCGAACGCCATTGGCGAGGAAGCCTGCATGAAATCCAGCAATTGATTGATAGTGGTTTCGCAGTGCAGGAGCAGACCAATGCGTGAATTCTGCACCAATCCCAAGGACTGCATGGCTCTCGCTTACGAGCGTGAAGCTGAGCATGAAATGGACGCTCGTGGGCTTGATGCTGCCTATGCAGAAATTGTCGATAGCTTCCATAAAGAAATGGAAGAATTCATCCGCAAGTATTGCCCGAAAAAGCTAAATGAATTTGATGACTTGCTAGAAAAAGCTTTCTGGCAGTATCATTGAATCATGATTGAATCAGGCGACGATCTTCAACGTCTTATTGACGATGCCATTCGTCGCCATGAAATCAGAGTGGCAATAATGAGCGGCGCTTTAGGCGCCGCTCTTCTGCTAGGAACGTTTCACGCAATTGCATTGCTTCGTCATGAATTACACTCCCTCGCCATTGTCGCAAGCTGAATGGGAAGAGCTTTGTATGTTGAAACGAGCCATTGATGATGCTCCGGCCACTGTCGTGGCCTCGCGCATGGAGCGCTTCACAGAATTATTTGTTCGTACTCTCCATGGAAAGGGAGATACAATGCGAGAAGCAAAATAATAAAGAATGCCTCGTCCTGAGATTGAATTTGCTACGCCTGAAGAAGAAGAGGCCTATGCAAGAAACGCTTTAGCGAAGGCGGGAGTGCCAATCACGCAATATGAAGCCATTCGAGAACATAAATCACATGGCGGTAATCGTGGTGCCGGCATCTATACCAAAGAAATGCTGGGCGTTAGGCGATGGATGGTGCAAGAGCTTCTTGCTGCAAAAATGAGCAATCGCCAGATTGCGAATGTTCTAAAACTAAGCAAAGAAACAGTTAATGGTGATCGCCACTTCAATAGGGATCTCTATACGCAAGAAATCCTAAAGAATCAAGATACGCATAGAGCGCGTCTCTTGAAAGAACAAATGGAGCTGAAAGACTTGGCTCTTCGTAGCTTTGAAAATAGCAAGCGCAAGAAAACAGTCACCATTATGGACGGCGGTGACGATGGTGGGAAGGAGATGGTGAAGATCGAAGAAAGCGCTGGCGACGCATCGTTCCTTAACGTAGCCAAGAACTCCTTGGTCGAACAAGCGAAGCTGCTTGGCCTCAATGAAATCAAGCAAGTGGAAAGTCAAGACACGTCTTACAGGAAGTTCTTGAAAGATTTGTCTTCCACCATTGAAAAGGAGAAGGAAGCCAAGGCTACGGAAGAGCGCAGGGGCAATTCTCTACTTGCGTCCGCTGAGACCATTAGTTTCGACGCAGAGCCAGAAAACGAGCCACTTCCTGACGCCATGCCTTTACAAACAATTAACGAAGATGACTATTGACAATGGTCCCTTGCGGGACCATTATGAGCCAATCTTCCCTTCCTTCCATTGGACGCTTTCGATTCCGTTGATCAGTTTCTTCGCCAGGCAGTAGCTGCGAAGGATGGCAAGCGGCATGCCATTAGCGCTTCGCTTTCGCCTCATCTGCAAGATCATGGCACCGTAGGCATTCCGCCGAAACTGGCCGGCACTATTGAAGCCATGCTGCAGAAACATGGTGACGAGGCCTACAGGCAAATTGCGCTGTTCTGCCTTGGCAAGTGGTTCGAGACTCACATTGGTATGTTCGAGGAGCTGATTGGCGAAGAGCCCAGCATGGGCTGTAGCTGTCTAATGGACGCCACTCGCATCGCTGATGCTCTCCATCTCCTGTCGGAAATCAATAGCATTGGAGGCGATGGCGGATGGCGCATCATGCTTGAAGAAACGCTCAGTCAGCACATTCTTGAAGAGCTTGAGGAGGAACGTTGGTAATGGCTTCCACTTGTCGCACTTTTCTCATTACTACTTACGAAGGGAGGAAAATCGCCCTGGGGGCGATTTCCGCAAAACAAGCTGAACACTTTATGCTTGCAATGCGTCCTGACGTGAGAATTGCAATGATTGAGGAAATCCCTCCACTTCCTGAAGATCCCAAGCTGTGACCTTTTCTTTCCATTGCAACGACAAAACCGGCCATCTCCGCATGGGAAAGTTTTGTTTTCAATGGCGCAATAGCTTCATCCTTGGCACAATGTACGACGGTTTTGGCGAAAGCCAATTGACCATCGGCAATCGCTCCTTCCATTTCGGACAATTTCGTTTCGCTTAATCATGGACTTTCAGCTCTCCATTGTTGAAGAGCATTCCCTTCCTCGCATGGTTCACATTTGCATTCCTCCGCAATTACAAGAGGAAGCACGAGCCTTGGCCATGGAAAATCCTCCTATTCATCCTGCATGGCGAAAGGCTCAAGCCAGAGGCAAGCATTTCGTGATTGCCACTAACGAGCTTGATGACATCACAGAGCTTGCAGACTTTGCTCGCACTAACATTGAAGAGCCCGAAGGACCAATGAGCAAGCCAAAGCGCCAGGCCTATCAGATTTTGCTAGACAGGGCATTCAGGCATGCAGAACTGGAGCCTATGGGCTCCTGCCATGCCATTGCCACCAAGTGGCGAGACAAGCCTTTGCCGATCACCAAGAACCTGAGCATCGCCACTCAGGCCTTGCGTAAGCCATCGCAAGCTTTGTAAACAAATGTTACGGCATCAGAACGGCCCCCTTGATGGGGGCCTTTTTGCTGGCACACTATGCACATGCGACGGCGAACGTCGCTAGTCCTCCGCTTTTCCATCGTGACCACCACGTTCAGTCACACTCTTCCTAATCAGCCCATCTGTGCCTTTAAGGATGGAGAACTGGCAATGTTCTTTGGCCAGCCAATGGTGACGCGCAGCTTCTCCATGGGAGATCTGCAAGAATTTATTTGCACCATTGAAAAGGCTATTGATGAAGAGCCTAATTTCGTGCAACAGATGGCTCTTGAGCGCATTCGCTGTGCCTTTGTTGTGAGCCTGGAAATGCTCAAGGAAAACCATGAAGAGCTTCAGAAAGAAGCTCCTCTTGGCGCTGATTTTGAAGAGTATTTGATGAACTACAACAACGCAATTAAAGGAGGCAAACTGTGACTTCCACTCCCAAAGACAGGCTCGCAGAAGCTATTTTTGAATATTTTGACGATGACAATGGAGACCAGCTCATTAAAGATCTCGCGGAATTGTTGGCGCAAGATCGGGATCATCATCTTAGGAAATTTCGCGCTCTCTCTCATGCCTACGAACAACTCTTTGGCCAATCATTCTGATCTTGACTGGGACCATGACAAACGAAGCGTTATGCAGCTTGCCACTGCGAAGCTTGAGCGCAGACTCCAATACTGGAAGGAGAAAGAGCAAGAGGAAATCCTCAAGCGTTATCGTCTCATCACTTCCATTTGATCATGATTCAAGATTCTTCTCCGATCACTCCGCCGCCTGAGCTGGTGGAGCAGTGGCGAGAGCAGGCCCCGCGTTTCCGAGACGGTGGCATTGCCCGCGAAGACTGGCTGATGACCCGCGCCGCCCAGTGGGGCGCTGACATTGAGCTGGAGGCGTGCTGTGAGTGGCTGCACTGGCAAAATCTAGCGACACACCCGGAGCTAATCCCATCACTCCGCGCCGCTCGCCGCCCCAAACCGTCAAGCTTGAAGGAACAGGCGCTGCTGGCGATTGACACCGCTGTTGCCGATGATCGCTTGTCAGCAGATGTCGCCACCATCGTCCGCCGCGCCCTGGAGCAACTCGATGACTGACCTCTCCCCCGCCGCGCAGAAAAACGAAAGCCGGGAGTTTTTGGCTGAGTGGTTCGAGTACGACACCAACAGCCCGTCTTGTCTTAAGTGGAAAAAACGCCCACCTCATGGACGCAAAGGAGCCGGAGATTTCTGTGGTTACTTGTCTAAGTATTACAGGGTTAGGCTTATGGGTCACTGGTATCAATGCCACAGAATCATTCTGATCCTTCACGACATCAATCCGTGCGCAGGCCAAGTGGCAGATCACATAAATCGAAACAAGCTCGATAATCGCCTAGAGAATCTGCGATGGTTAAACCCGAGCCAAAATCACCGCAATACGGCAGGCAGTGCAACGTCTGGCTGGAAACACGCACGATTAACAAAAGAGAATACTTATAGGGCTAACTACCGTTACCCAGGAGAAAACAGGACGGTGTTCTGTGGAACGTACAAAACCGCAGAACAAGCTCACTACATGGCCATTGCTCATAAGCTAGAAAACTACTGGAGACCTTGAAATGACTAGCCTTTCACCACAAGCGCAGGCGGTGCTGGATGCCGCTGAAGATGATTGCATTCACCCCACCGATTTGCACAAAATCGTTGCCGCCGCCCTGCGAGCTGCTGCGGATCAGGTGGTGCCAGAAATGGTCAACGCTGTTGGCGACGAACACGACAACGCCCGCCGTGAGCAGTGGATTCGCATTCGGCGCAAATTCCTCGCCATTGCTGTCGAGCTTGAAGCCCAGTAGCCCATCCCACTACGAGACCTGAAATGATTAACCCAAGTCTTCCGATTCCCGTCCCCTCTAAAGACCGTGCTCCACGCGATGAGGACTGCAATGAAAAGGGGGAGTGCTGGCATTGGGATGTGTCTAGTGACTCCTGGACGCTTTATAGGGCTACATGGCTGCACGATCCCGACACCTACGAGGTTTCTCCTTATTGGCTGCCTTTCAGCTCACTTCCGTGCCCCTCTTAGTCCGATCAGATAAACACCATGACGAATCACTCCGAATCTCCGTACCAGTTATTTACCCCTCCCACCCCGAAAGGGTATTGGATAATTGGAAAAAGCAACTGGTATCAAACCAAGTTTACTATGTATAAAAAACCAAACAGACTTCATCGACTCATGACAAAATTCTTGCTCGGATGGGACTGGGTTGATAATGGCTGAACTTTCACCTGCTGCACTGGCAGTTCTCACTGCCTTCAACAAAGGTTGGGATCCAAACTTGCCCGCCGCCCTGCGGGCTGCTGCGAATGAGGTTGATAATCTCTTCTGCGAAAGCGGTTTGGACGACAGGGACGGTCTGGAATTTGCCATAGGCCAACTTTTTTTGATCGCCCGCGAACTTGAATCCCAATGACTAAACAACTTTCACCTGCTGCTCAATCCGTCCTTGATGCTTTCTTTGCCGGCGATTGGCAAGATGAACCACTGCACTCAAACCTCGCCGCCGCTCTTCGTGCTGCAATAACCGCTGTTGGTTCCGAGGAGATTTTTCATCCAACCTCAAAACGCACCGATGGTGTCAAGTGGTGCGTACAACGCATTTACGCAATCGCTAACGAGCTTGAAGCCCAATGACTCAACAACTTTCACCTATTGCTCAGGCGGTGCAGTTTGCCGCTTTTCGCGTCTACGACGAAGAGGAACTTCTTTATGTAGTTCCCGCCGAAAAACATGCAGGCATGGTTGCTGCTGCCGCCCTTCGTGCTGCTGCTGAGAATTTCCTTATGGATTGGGACGCTATTCAGTGTTGCGACTTCCTTCTTGACATGGCCGATGAGCTTGAGGCTCAGTAGCTAGATCCTTTTGGTTCTTGTCAAATTATCAGGATTTCCAATAAACGCCATTTATCAAGAATCCTGCTAAAGCCCCTCAAGGGGCTTTTTCTTTGCCCAAGAACGATCACCAGGAAGAGGCTCCATCCCTACGTCCCAAGTGTCGTATGTATCTTTGTTGCGCGGATCGTACATTTCCCCGCTTGCCATCCATCGCTTCAGCCTTTCCCTCTCCTGCTCTGCAGAAAGCTTCATGACAATCTCCTAGCTCTTTAAGCATAGGCACAAGAGAAGGGGCCTTACAGCCCCTTCTCTTCACACCCTCCGATGCCCCTTTCCCTAAAGATGCAAGGGAGATGATGCGCCTCGCAGGAGACCATGCATAACTCCTTGGCTAAGCCATACGGCTTTGCCCGCATCATCAGAGGCGTCCACCCTCACGGCTCGCCCGAAGACGAGAGCAGCAATTAAGCCGCTAGGACCGAGTGCTCAAGAATCATAACATGCTTTGTCCGCTCGGCACTAACTGCTCGTTTCATGGCACAATGGGCATTGCCTTGTCGGAGACGACATGGCCCTCGCTAGTTCTTTCGTACTAATTGATGAAACGTCTTTTTCTTTCCCTTCTGCTGCTTTGCCCCTTACAAGCGCAAGCGGCCCTCGAATGTGGCTACGCCTCGCACTACGGCATCTCAGATGGCTACCACGGCCAGCGCACTGCAAGCGGATCCACGTTCAATGCCTATTCCATGACTGCTGCCCATCCCTGGCTTCCATTTGGCACGCGACTGCGTGTGAAGAACCGTAACAATGGAAAGTCAGTGACAGTGACAGTCGTTGATCGCGGCCCATACTACGGAGGCCGAATCTTGGACCTGTCCTACGGCAGCTTTGCTCGCATTGCTTCTCCTTCTCAAGGCGAAGCTTCCATCTGCATCTCAAGACTATGAAAGACGCAGCTTCTTTCCTGCTGGTAAGCCTAGTCATTGGACTAGGCGCATTTGCCATTGCAGCCTCCCCTAACGTGACAGCTAACAAGGAGGGCCTTGACAAATGCCTGCAGCTCCACCCCGAACGCTACTGTCGCATTGCCAACGGCTTCCCCGTGGCAAAGCTTGACAGCCAAGCCAAGTAGGTCTACAGTCCCCTCGGTCGATGGGAAAGGAGCTTCGCAAGAGGCTCCCCCTTTCTTCCTAGTTCCTTCGCTGGCGACAGCTCCTCATGGACAAAACCAACAAAATCAAACAGTTCATTTTCAATGCTGGTCACAGCATTGTTTCAGTGGAATTCATCAAGGCTGATGGTTCCATTCGCAAGCTCCAATTCAATCCTTGGGACACCAAGGAAATCAAAGGCACTGGCACGGCAGTAAAGAAGCCCAGCATTGTCCGCTGTCGTGATTTCTCCATTGCTCGCAAGGAAGGAGAAGGTGCTTGGCGTTCGTTTGATTGTGAGCGCGTGGTGAGCATCAAGGCTAACGGTCAAACCCTCGTCTTCTGAATCATGGCTCTCACAAAAACGCAACAAGCCATCGCAAGAATGGTTTCTGACAATGCCCGCCACAAATGGAAAGATTACAGTGCCGATGATCGTTCTTCTGCTCGCAGCTTTATTCTTTCCCGCGCTAATAAGCCCGCTTATGAAAGCAAGAAAGACTTGCTAATTACGCTTGCAAATGCTTTGCAAGATGACATCTGGAAAGTGCTTTAATGGCGCTTAAGGACAACAGGCGAGAACTATTTGCGCTCGTTAAAAAGCATGGCTTTGTTTTACATCGACAAACAAAGCATTTCATCTTTAAACATTCTTCTGGCAAAATCCTAGTGTGCAGCAAAAGCACAGATGATCGGCGCAGCTTGAAGAATGTAGAGCGCGATATTAAACGCTTGTTGTCTTAATTTTTTGTTCATTTCTTTTCTTCAAAAACAATGCTTTCCCTCCTTCTCGCAACTGCCCTGCCCGAACTACCCCCCGTGCAGCAACAAGCTCCCACCAAGGAAGAAGCGCTCCTGGAGCGCATCATCAAAGAAGGGCAAACTGCCACTGAGCGTAAATTTGGCGATTGCCATTACGCATGGGGCTCCTGGAAGCTCTCTTCTGATGGCGTGAGGACTACCACTCGCCAATGCAAAGACGAGAGCGCTCAAACGCCCGTGCCCATTGCTGTGAGCTGTCCTCTGCTCAAAGTGAACGTGCTTCAAGACAAGCAATGGCAGGGCTGGCGGAGTCCAGTGGCAAAAGGAGCTAAGCCAGGCGAAGCCAATATGGTCGCTGCCCTCTGCGCCAACGTCACCAACTGAGCTTTGTAACGAAAAGCTACAGGCCCCGGAAACGGGGCCTTTTTCTTGTATTGTTCCTAAGTCTTCGGCAGCGATGCTTCCTCTCATGGCAACCATTCCCACCATCCATCTCAACGGCACCGGCTTCACCACGCTGCGCGATGAATACGCTGCTGCTTACGATGCCATCGACAAAGCTATTGATGCACTCGCTGCTGCCACTCTTAATGGCAGAGACTATTATCCGCAGCCCGATGGCGCGTTCTATAAGGCTCGTGACGAGCGCCAAGCAGCTCTCGACAAGCTGCGTGAAGCTCATCAATACGTCGGCGAAATGCTCGCTGGTATTTGCGACCAGCAACGATGAAGAGCTGGGCTAGGCTTCACGAGGCCTAGCCCTCACAGCGTGCTCCATCGCTGGTAACGCCTCAATGAAGAAATCATTGGGAGCATTCATCTTATCATGCCTTTTCCCATTGGAACCCTTGTTGATCTCTACGATTCAGGCTTCCAACAATGGAGAGGCGAATACACCGTTGTCAAAATCATGGAAACTGGCCTGCATAAGATCAAAAACACTAAAACCAATAGCCAGCAGTTCGTAAAGGAAACTGCTCTCCGCATGGGCCGGCTCCGGCCCTTTCGCGTTGAGAGCCTTTATGAAGGTTTGTAACAGGCCTCGATAGAGGCCCTGCCATGCTGTATTGTTCTTCTCACAGGCGGCGACGCCTCCCTTTGCTTTCTTTCCATGGTCTCCTATTCCATCCTCTGCACCAACTCCCGCAATGGCGGCCAGTGCGAGCTTCTCATTGATGCAGCCTCTCCCGAGCAGGCTCAGCAGCATGTTGCAGATTCTCGTCCCTCTTACATCATTAAGACCATTGAGCCTGTAGAGCGCAAGTTCGTCTGCTATGGCTTCTGTCGTAGAAATCAGCGTAATGACGCTCTTTCATACATCACTTTTTCTGCCGAGCAAGCACGTTCCATCTGCCAACAGCTCCATCCTGATTTTGCCATTGATCGTGTTGAGCTTGTGTGAAGCTTTGTGACAACGGGGCCGATTACGGCCCCTTCCAAATTATTGTTCTCTTGTTCGCAACGAAACCATGCACCGCCCCTACGAAGGTCACCGCGAAGATCCTTATCTCGCCAAGCTTGAGGCTGATCGCCAGGCACAACACAGTGGCTATGGCATTCAGCAATATTTGTGCGCTGATGGTTCCCGTAAGTGGGAAGCGTACGGCTGGGAGCGCATTACAGAGCTTTCCATTCACACCACTTCCTATGGCATCTTTGACCATAAGTGGGAAGCTGAACAGTATTTCAATTCCATCATCAACGGCTGATCATGAACCCTTCCATCAAGCAAGCCTGGACCAAAGCCCTTCGTTCTGGCAAATACCAGCAAGGTAGAGAAAACCTTTGCAGCAATGGCAGATTCTGCTGCCTTGGCGTGCTGACTGATCTCTACATCAAGGAGACCAATCAGCAATGGCACCATGATGTTGGTGGCTGCTACAGCTTTGAAACCGAAGGAGGTATTTTGCCTTTTTCCGTTCAATCATGGGCAGAGATTGATGGTCCCAATCCTTATGTAGGCGGCAATCATGTCACCACTTGGAATGACGATGGCGCAAGCTTTGAAGAGCTTGCTGATCTAATTGAGGCCCATTTGTGAACAATTCACAGAAGGCGTTGTCTATCAATCAGCGCAACATCTACTTGCATTATTTGGCGCACAAGAAAAAGCATGGCAATGCGCCATGCCAAGCCCCAAAATGTCCCTTGCAAGGAAACAGGCTTGTTGAGCACATAAAAGCAATGGAAAAACTAGAAGAACGAGGATTCTTTCGCATCGTTCGCCATTCTGACGACTATCTTTCTTGGACCATCATCTCCGCTTGAGCAATGTCTTTTCCATTGTCATTTGTCTCTGAAGATGAATATGGCGTGTCTTATGCAGCACGCATATTTCATTCCATCGAAGAACTGCACGATGAAATTAGAGCTTTAGAGGAGCTGCTTGATGAAAGCTCCGCCAGCAGGGGCTATGTCATCCAAGCAGCTCTAGACCAGCTCAAACAACTTGCCCACGAAATCGAAGACGAGCCCCTTCCCACTTACGACCAATGATCACTACCATCCGCACCTACCAAGACAATGGCCCGTATTTCTCCGCTACAAGAGGCAGCTACCAAGCTGCCTCGCTCCAGCAGCTTGTCTTCCACGTACGACAAGCGATGGAAGACCGAGAGGACGTTATTGGCATTTTCGGCCCAGATGGGGCCTGCAAGGGCATCTGGCAGCGGGAGCTAGAGGGGCATGTGGACAGCGCTGGCGATACCATCGTGGACCACGAGGGCTACGAGCTGCTTCGCCCTTTTACCAGGGAACAATGGATGTGGAAGCGCCTTCAGGAGCAACTGGCATGATCCTTATTGATTTCTTTGATGCTGACTGCTGCAAAGGCACCGAATTGACAGAAGGCTGGTATTGGTATGACGATGATGACGAAAATAGCGTGGGAGGGCCTTACGAAAGCGAAGAAGCTGCCGTCAAGGCAGCTTTTGATGGGCATGGCTGGTAAAACAAAAGCCGGGCTGTAAGGCCCGGCTGGTTTCCTATCTGGGGTCTGGCTGGAGGCCTATCTTGGAAAATTAGACCCGGCCAGAGGCGTATCTGGGGTCCGGCTAGAGGCGTATCTTGGTTTCTTGATATCATTTTATAACACTACCGTTTTATGATTTTATGCGCATATGCGCATATGCCGATATCGTTGTATGCGCATAGCCGCATAGTAGTACAGCCGTACTGCAGTACAGGCGTACTTGTGCCAATCCTCGGATCGTCCACTGATACCGATACGTACCAGTATCGGCAGCCGCCTGCGATCCGCAGCCGTATCGGCAAGCGGTCCTGATCTGCGTTCGTAGCAGCTCACGCCAGTGATCACGATCGTGATCAGCCAGCCACTGCCGTTCTGCGTTGGTAGCGGCCTGTGCCAGTGATCAGCATTCTGATCAGCCAGCCCTACGGTTTTGCGTTCGTGCGGCCTGCGCAGCGTGATCAGCAGCGCAGGCCCTGGCTGCTGTCGTTCCGCATCCGCACCGTCAGGCGGGGCTGTTCCGCATCGATGCCAGCCCTTAACCTTTGTTCCGCATCCACACGGCCTGCCCGTGCTGATCAGCAGCACGGCCCCCAGGCCGTGCCCTTCCGCATCCGCAGCAGTGGACGACGTGCCGATTGGCCTAGTTGACAAAGCGGCAGGCGATGCCGTACGTGCGCGCGCGATCGTTCTATGGGAGCCAGCAAGGCGGCATTGATCAGCGCAGCTTGTCATTTCAGGCGATTCCAGGCACTGATAAGCGTATCCGCTTATGCGTGGCCTTTTCAGCCCTGCCCTATCCGCATGGCTTATCTCAGTGCCTTTTGCCGGTTAAGCGGCGCTGATCGCTGATAGGCTTTGCCCGAACCTTGAAAACCTGACCAAGCGACCGCGCCGGAGGCATCTCCCGCGCGATGGCCGCGCTGTGCGCGGCGCCACTAGCTAAGGCGCGATGCCGGAGGGTCATTCCTCCCTAGTGGTCTGGCGGAGCGATCCGCCTTTTGTTCTCTCGCTTTTGTTCCTATGCGTTCTCTCCTCCTTACTGGCGCTCTCGCTCTCACTGGCGGAGCTCTCGGTTTTTGTGCCTCCTCCTATGGCGAGCGGATTGCGTTCTCCTCCTCTGCCAAGGCCGCCGCTCCTTTTGCCGCTCCTTTTGCTCTTTTCGCGGGAGGCTCTGCCGCAGCGCTCTCGCTTGCCATGGCAGCCGCTACCGAGCGGCTCTGAGCTCTCCTCTGTTCTCTGTTCTCTCACCGTTTTTCGCTATGGCTTCATTCAGTTCTGCCTGTTCTCTCCTCTCCTCCTCTTTTGTTTCCAAGGAGAGAGACAATGGAGAGCGGTTCTACTGCCTCTCAGACTCTGCGCCAGACTGGTGCTCTACTGCCGTGATGCTGGCTCACGATGATGAGCTTCCCAATGACTCCCGTTATGAACTCACCCGGGACGCTGCCATTGCTCTCTCTGATCAGGAGTTTGATTCCGCAGAGGATGCGCAGGAGGCTCTATGGGAGCTCTCTTGTGATCTGCTGCCGAGCTCTACTGCTGCTCTCCTGCAGTGGTTTGCTGATCGCCCGTCCCGTCTCTCGGATTGCGACGATGCCCTAGAGGAGCTCGGCTCCTCTGACTCCTATGGCTCTATCTCTGATCTCTTAGAGCTCGGACACAGGAGAGCCTCCGAGAGCGTTCTCTCTGTTCTCATCGCAGAGATCGAGGAGAACCGTGAGAGCCTGTTCAATCCGGAGGAGGATGCCCGGCTCCTCCTCTCAGACTCACACGGGATATATATCCCGCAGCTCTACTGCCAAACCCTTTCAGAGGAGGAGGCAGAGGAGAGCGGCATCTCCTGGGAGGATGTTCTCCTCTGCCAGCAAGGCCCTGAAGAGGAGCTCTACTGGGAGGCATGGCAACAGATCTGCGATGCCGCGGAATGGGAGGAGGATGGAGAGATGTGGCGTCTCCTGCAGAATGGCGACCTCTGGCAAGTGAGAGCCGATGCCGTCATTCCGGACGAGTGGTTCTCGTGAGGCATCGTCTCCCGCTCTCTCGCTCCGAGAGCCCATATCTGGCCTGGGCTCTCTCTCTCGCTCTCTCGCAGTGTGAGCCAGAGGAGGAGGAGCTCCTCCTCTCTCTCCTCTCTCGCTGCGAGGCTCTCGCTCCTTACGCTCCTCTGCGCTCTCTCTCAGACTGGCGCTCCTCTGTTCTCTCTCGCTCCTCATCTCTCTAGAACCATGCTCGCAACCATGCTCGGATCCTCTCAGCTCCTCTCCTCTGTTCAATCTCTCTCAGAGCTCTCTGGGGAGTGGTTTTTCTATGAACCACGGCAGGAGATAATGCGCTCCTCTGACTACTGTTCTCCCATCGAATGGCGGCAGCCGTCTCCCAATGAAGCTGAGAGCCTCTCGCTAGGAGAGCTCTCCTCCTACTCCCTAGAGCTCTGCAGAGAGCTCGGCTCCTCCGTGACAAAGGTCACGCCAGAGGAGGCAGTTACGCTTCTGTGCGAGCGCAAGCTCTGGAAACAATGCTCCCTCCTCTGGCTCTCCTCTCACTGTATGGGAGGAGATTATTGTGGCTCTACTCACAATATTGCTAACGCTCGCTATCTCCTCCAACGGTTCTCCTCGCCAGAGCTCAGAGAATGTGGCGGAGGCTATGGGAGCCAAGGAGTCATTGTCGACCCTCGCTATCTCTCAGAGGAGCTCCTAGAGCTCCTGCAAAGCCTTGAGAACTATCCCGTTCTCTGTGAGGATGAGCTCTCCTCCTACGAGCTAGAGCTCCAAAACGAGATGTGGGAGGATACAGTGCGCAGAGAATGGGAGAACGTTCTAGAGAGCGCTCTCTCCTCTCTCCTCTCAGACGAGGAGCTCGCCGAAACCATCGTAGAGAGCCTCTCAGAGGAGAGCCTATTCTCCCTGTTCTCCCATTGCGCTGAGCTCTCTAATGCCTACTGGGAGGCAGAGACTGGCACCACTATGTGGATAGACGTCGATCGCGTCGCTGAGAGCCTCTCAGAGGAGCTCCTCTCCTCGCTCCTCCCTTCCTGAATCCTCTCGCCTTTAACCATGCCTGACCTTTCTGCCTTTCTTATCATTGATGCCAGCACCGGCACTGTTCTCAGCGCCAACACTTGCTACTTAGTGGCTGACAGCGTTTTTTCAAACGATCAATGGGATCAGTTCGAAACCCTGAGCGATTCTGAACTATCATCCCTCGCAAGACAAAAAGGCCACAAACTAGCAGATATAGCAAGCCTGCCAGACTGACCCACAGGCTCCCACAAGCGCCCACAAGCGCCCACGATCAAACCAGCCATAAGGCCCCACCCGGGGCCTTTTTTATGCCTGCAGAGCCCGTAGGGTGAGGCTCTGGCGAGGCTGCCAGGATCGGCGCAGACTGAAGAATGGGAGAATGTAGGGAATATCCTGACAGTTGCAGTGCAAATATCACTCCCAATTCTCAATAACGCGCCTTATTGAGAACGCCCTCATTGTGTAAAGTATTGTGAAACGGTATCCGTTGATACAGCGCAGTAGCAGGGGCGTGTGCGTCTGGGGGGCTGCGGTATCCCCCTCAAAATGTGGCGTCATTTTTCATCTAGAAAAAACAAAAGCCCCGAGGGGCTTTGTTAATGCTTAGAACACTTCGTGAGGACAGAGTCAAGTCTGTAAGTAGGGTTGAAACTAAGCAATGGAGGAGCTAAAAATTGCAGTGAGAACGGAGCGTGGTCCGAAATCCAACCTGAGATCAGCGTAATGATGAGCCAGAAAACAATATGAGAACAAGACGATGCTTGTAAGCTGGGCTAAAACTGGCGAAAGAGGAGAGCCTGGAAGAAGGGGTGAAAACGGAACTAGCCCGTAAGCCATTGTGAGACCAGGCAAGAGGAGGCAAAGCTGAAAGAACCCTTAAAGCCAAGGCGAGCTTGGAAAAGTTGCTGAAATCAGCGTTTGCCTATGCAATATAGCTTGCTTTTAGACCAGCAAGCTCTTCATAGCGCTCAGCATTGTGCGTTGTGCTTGAAGGTAGGTTTTGCGATGGGAGCGGAATTGGTCAGTTTGAGCGGGGGAAAAGTTGTAATGGCTCAGCAGCTTGCCGGAGGGACCTGCTTTGCGCGTGCCCATTTTGCCCACTACATAGTTCTTACAGCCATGCCACATGATATTGGAGCGGGCGATGCCACCACGATGATGGAAAGGACTTGTGGCAATTTGCGTGCGCATTAACCAGCCAATACCAGGGGCGCGTCCAGTGTCTGGACGGAGACGAAGGTCTCCTTTTTCATTAAGGAGGAGAGCTGCGAGCGTATAGAGCTGCGACAGCTTTGGTCCCTGAGACGAGCTGAGAGCATAGAAGGAACCGTCCTTTTTGCGATGGAGGAGGCCGAAGATTTCCTTTGCATCGTCGGGGACGATGCTTGCCAAGCGGTCCAAATTATCAATGACGAAGGAAGTGATTTCATCTCCTTCTGTTTTGTAATTAAAGCGCCGGGCAACGTTAAGGATCATGTTGGTATCTTCTTTAAAGATCCAACCAGCTTCACGCCAACGTTCTGGCTCGAAAGAGCGAGGAGGGAATTTCAGGCTTTGGAGCACTGAAGGGCTGTGTTGAAGGTAGGCATGGATGGCCTGTGCATCAGCGGCATCGTTTTTCTCATCGAAGCCAGCGAAGGCACGAGCTTTGGGAGTTTGACTATGCGGAAAGAGACGAATGGTGACGCCAAAAAGCTTGACGCGGAGATAGAAGGCTTGAAGCTCTTCCGCTGTGTACACTTGTGCCAAGCTTTTCTTGGTGCGAGCACGGCCCAGGTGGGCGTCTTCGACAATCAGCTTTTCGCCACGAGGGCACCAAGATTCGATGTCGAAGAATTGTTCGCGAGAAAGATTGAAAACTTTCTTGCCATCGTAAAGGGTCCAGCCTTGAGGACCGCCGAAATCGGCAACGATCATAAGGATGTAAATCAAGGAAGTAAGAAGCTTTCTGAAAAAAGTGCTGAGAACAGGACTGGCCTGAAATTCTTCCTGAGATCAGAAGCTTGCCTGCACAGCATAAAGGCGAAATCTTGGTTGAAACTCCCAGTGTTAGTACGCTGAAAGCAAGTCCGAAGGACGCAGCTTGAAGCGTTTCCGGAGATCTCCGACAATTGGCTAGATCAATGGAGACGCCCTAAAGGCGTCGGAATGATGCGCCAATAAAAGCAAGCGCTAACGATTCGCGCATTCCTTCTTTGCATCGCTCTTAATGCCAGAAAGCGGCCCTTAAAGGGGCCGCTGCTCAAGCTTTTTAGATCGAAACCAATGATTTTTTGCTTTTCCCGCAGCGACGCATAGTAATCGCGATCCATCACATGGGATCTGGATCAGCCCTGGGTGTTTCGCCGCTTGTCTGGAGCGTTCCGCCCTTTGGGGGCTCCACTTCATGAGAGTTAAGCGGCTTGTCTAGCCTTTTGGCTAGTAGACGTTCCGACGCTTGGGGCGTCTCCACTCGCCAGGGTGTACTGGCTTGAGGAACGTCGTCTAGACCAGCGGTGCTGCTCTTGCTTGCACTAGGCAGCAGCTCCGCTTTAGCTATCGTATCTCGCACTGTGGCTCAAATGTGGCATTTTTGGTATCGTGGTGATACAAAAGTCCAAATTTCTTCCGTTTTTCTTAAGGATTCAATGGCAAGGCGTGTTGAAAGCTGTATTTTGTATTAAAAACTACTTGCACAGTTTTTGATAACGACTAGCGTTAAGTGATCTTCGCTAAAGCATCATGTGGGGCCTGCCTGATCGTCAACCATTTAATATTGGCCCGTATAAATTGTGGCCATGTTTTAGCAAGCCGGAGTTTCAATGGTTTGCTGCCATTAATGGTCAGCCTCATTATTTCCGCACCACTAATGAAGCCAAATTGTTCGTGAAGGACTTATTGGCAATGGATGACCCAGAGGGGCTTTGCGATTAAAGCTTTCCTTTCTCTTTCCCATGGTCTTCTTGCGCTAGCCTGCCTTGGTTGATTCTCGGCCCGCGATGCGGGCCTTTTGTCGTCTTATGAAGCTGAAGGAAAAGGCAAAATGTGAGCCGATTGCCCGTACTGGCAGGGTGCAGGATTGGCTGGATAGTCCTGATGGACGCCTGCCTGTGAGTTGCACGGTGTTCAACGTAGAAGATTCAATGGAGGGCGAAGATGGCATTGAAGCGTCTTGGCGGTTTGTTAGCCATGGCTTGCGCAATGGTGCGGGGGTCGCTGTTCATTTGTCTTCTTTGCGCGAAAGGGGCGCTGAAAATGGCAAAGGCTTGGTGGCAAGCGGACCAGTAAGTTTTGGAAAAATTTATTCCACGCTTAATGAGATTTTGCGTAGGGGTGGTTTGTATAAAAACGGGGCTGTAGTGCTGCATCTTGACTATACGCATCCTGATGCCATTGAATTTGTTAATGCTTCGCGCAGCGAACTTCCTTGGGTGAAGCGCTGCTTGAATGTTGATGATAATTTTCTTTCCGCATCGTCTCCCGAGTTGATTAATGCCTGTCTTCGTTCCATCTCTTCTGGCGATCTCTGGCTCAACAAAATCCGCTACAACAATCGTGGAGAACGCATCCGAGCCAATGTCTGCTTGGAAGTTTATCTTCCGCATCGTGGCACTTGTCTGCTTCAGCACGTTAATTTGGGTGCATGTACGCTGGGCAACATTCAAGGAGCTTTTGTTGAAGGCATGATGCAGCTTTGCGAGCTGCATTCCAAAACTGGCGTTGGTGACACGGGAGAATATCTTCCTGCTTCCATTGATAGGCAAATTGGCTTGGGCGTGCTGGGCCTGGCTAATTTCCTTGCCATTCAAGGGATTAGCTACGAAGATTTTGGCAATGCCTTGGAAGCTTATCTTGCTGAGGATCCTCGCGCGTGGGATGATTTCTGGAAAGGCACCATTTCTGGCGAAGCAGTGTGGCAAATCGACCAAGGCATTCAGAAGGCTGCGGAGATTGCTCGTGAGCATGAAATGGAACGTGCCTTCTGCATTGCTCCCACTGCATCGTGCTCCTATCGTTATTTGGACACCAGGGGCTTCACAACTGCTCCTGAAATTGCTCCTCCCATTGCTCGCACTGTTGATCGTGACTCGGGCACATTTGGCGTGGAAAGCTTTGACTATGGCGATGTAGAAACTGCTGCTGAAGTGGGCTGGGAAGCTTTCTATAAAGCTGCAAATGGTCTAGTAAAGCTGTATCAACGCACAGGATTATTCCATGGTTATTCGTTTAATTCATGGTCAGATGTGGTCATTTATGACGAAGCATTCCTGAAGGATTGGCTAGACTCTCCTCAGACGAGCCTCTATTACAGCTTGCAAGTCCTGCCTGATACTCAGCGCAAGGACGACGCATATGCTGCGTTGGATGACGACTTTAAGAGCATGTTTGGTCTCGATGAAGAGGCTGATCAGGATTCTGCGTCTTGTTCCGTAGAGGCTGGATTCTGCGCTGCTTGCGCCGAATGAAAAAGAAGGGGCCTTTCGGCCCCTTTCTCCTCACACACCACGAAGACTTTATCACGAAAAATGACTACTGCAGTAAAGAGCCCCTATCTGGACACCATTGCTAAAAAACGTCCCTGGCAGGCCGTTCCTGTGGGCAAGGGAGCTGTAGTCGAAGGCAGCGAAGAAACGCTGTTTAAGGCGCTTGCGCTGCGTCATCTGGAGCTTCCCGTCAAGGACTTTCTGCAGCAAGGCCTAGAGCGTGATCTCCCTTCCACTCATGGCGTGGTCGAAGCGCTGGAATCCAATATGGAGGACGAAGAGCGCCACGATCAGGCCCTTAACTACATCGCTGCTGTGCATGGCGTAGACGAGAAGGCGGAAAGCGATGTGTTGAACATCTTGAAAGTCTGGAACGAGCATCCTGCTCATCCAGTGCATAAAGCTGCCATTCTTGAGCGCTCTATTTTCTTTGTTGCATTGCCCTTCTTCCGCCAGAATGGCGACATGGGCATGCGCACTGTTAGCGCTGACATTAGCCGCGATGAAAGGGTGCATACGGCCATCCATGGCATGGTTAGCAAAGAGCTGAATCAGGAAGACTCTGTAAGCCTGAACAAGCTTCGTGCCGCCACCGCTGCATGGCTGTTTGAAAAGCTGGGCACTAATGAAAACAAGTGGCTGGATAAGGATTTTTGGATGCGTTCATCTGAAAGTCTGTTCTTCACTGGCAAGGCCCCTGGAATGATGGAAACACGGCGAGCACGGCAAATTGCTTTCTTTGAAGCGCCAAACTATGACCTCCCGTCCTACGGACGCTAAAAATCAAGGCCACAACTAAAAGAAGCGGATGCTAGTATTTTTACTGGCGTCCGCTTTTTATTTTTTGAATGAAACAGTGTATTAAGTGTGGCGTTTTAAAAGAGCCTCGCGAGTTCTATAAGGAAAAGCGAGTGGCAGATGGGCTCACTGCTCGATGCAAATCTTGCATGAAAAGCGATGCTTCTATGAGTTACTCGGACAGGAAGGAAGAGGTAGCGGCTAGAAACAAGGAAAACTATTGCTCCCGCAAGGCGAAGGACAAAGCTTTGCGTAATAACTATGGAATCACGCTAAGGCAATGGGAAAGTATCTTTGATAGCCAAGGGTGCAAGTGTGCGATTTGCGGAAGCACAGAGCCTAATCATGCGAGTGGACAGTTTGTTGTTGACCATTGCCACGAATTTGGTCAAGTGAGAGGAATTTTATGCGGACATTGCAATATCATGCTCGGACATGCAAAAGACGACATCAACACTCTCTTCGCAGCCGCGATGTATTTAGTGAATAACTCCACCCCCGAATCAATCCAAGAACGAAAAGCGAAGCTTAAAGAGCTAAACGAGAACTTTGCGCTATATTGACCAAGTTCCCGCTCTGCATTAGCATCGGGCTGACAGAGCTTAAGCCTCTGAAGCGATTAGCGCTTGTTAATCGCTTCACGCTTAAGCCATCACTTCGCCCCCAAGCTTAGCTCTCGGGCGGAAATCATTTTGTTGGCGCCAACAAAATGGTTTTTAGAGATGATGCTCAAACAGGGGGCTTCTGGCCCTGAAGTGTTGGCACACGTTAGGCAAATAGCCTAGAATTCCGTGGTTCGATTCCCGGCAGCGCCTTTTCCATGACTCGCTATCGCATCGTCAAACGCGGAGGTTTAGCGAATCCAACCAAGGCTTATTACGACGTAGAAGAGCAAGTCTTATGCTTTTGGTTTTGGCAAAATACGTTTACGAAGCTTGAAAGCGCAGAGGCGTTAGTGAAAGATCTGCAAGCGCAAGATAGGCGCATTAAAAGGCAAGTGGTTGGGGAGTATGAGGAATGAGCGCCTTCGTCATCGCAGACACTCACTGGGGTCACGCCAAAAGCATTTCTTTCGTGCGTCCTGATGGCGAATTGCTGCGTCCATTTTCTTCTGTAGAAGAAATGGACGAAACAATGGTGGAACGATGGAATGAGAAAGTAGGCAAGCGCGATACGATTTACCATCTTGGTGATGTGGTCATTCCTCGTGCAAGCTTGAAAATTCTTGATCGTCTTAATGGACGCAAGATTCTCATTCGCGGGAATCATGACATTGGACCATTGAAAGACTTTTCTAAATATTTCGATGACGTGCGAGGAGCCTTTTTTCACAATGGCGATTCGACCATGCGAGGAGGATTAATCTTCACTCATATCCCCGTGCATCCAGCATGCCTGTCAGGGCATTATCTAGGCAATGTTCACGGTCATTTGCATTGCCACCAAGTTTTTAATGAAAAAGGAGAAATTGATAAGCGTTATTACAATGCTTGTGTGGAAAGGAATGATTTCGCTCCTGTAGCATTTGAAGAGATAAAAGCCTTCTTCAAGGGCCATGACGGAACGCAGGACTTTCAACACGCCCCTGCGTGAGCCATTGAATCCAATTATTTACCAATCCTTGCGAGCCATTGATTGGCACAATGCTCAATATTTTCTCACCATGGATCAGTGGCATCTTGAAAAAGCTGCCATCATTAGGCAGTATGTGACAGAGCTAAAGGCCTGGATTTATGAGCAGGAAGACCGTGTGGAGAATCTGGGCGAAGGCGCTAGGGGAGAAGGCGAGTAAGCATGATCATGAAGCAGACAAGGTGGCGCTTATTCGCACATTGATCTTTGTTTCCTACTTGGTTACGAATGTCTTCATAATTTCTGGCGTAATCCGACACTGGGATGATGGATTAAGGCAACATGAAGGATCTTTAAGTTGCTTGAAGGCAACAAAAAGGGAGCCTAGAGGCTCCCTTTTGCGCAATGGTTAATCAAAACCAATGAGGCTTAGGCACATAGGCAACGCCACGATAGACGAGGCTTGCCATTTGTGCTTCACGCAGACGAGCTGCTTTCTCAAGCTGTTGCTTGATGAGGGCGAGAGGGTTCATGATAGTTCCCGATGATGCAGGCCCCCGTTCCGTGGCTTGCGAGTCATGCGCCCCTTTCGGGGTGAACGTACCATCAGTGTAGCAAAGTGCCCGAAGCAGGATTTGAACCTGCGCTGGAGCGGTTTTAAGCCGCCTGTCTCTTCCGCTGGACTACTCGGGCTGGTGAAGTTGAGGGCGTCGAAACGGGGCTTCAATCCGTTTTGTACGACATTTCAGAACGGGTTGGCCCGTTCCCCTCTTCCCCTGGTACAGAACAATGGCGCCTGAAACCATTGTTCCTTGTTGAACTAACGCTGGCCAGCGTGCTTCGCGAAAGCTTCAAAAGCATAGCATGGCTTTTGCTAGTCAAACGTCATATTCTCTTAAGGAAGCGTTCTCGGGGAAAAATCCATCGTTTGCGTCGTAAGCCTGCTCCAAGGTTTCAATTTGCTTCAGGCGTTTCGCATGGGCCTGGAGCTTCGGAAGGAGCGTCGGAACGTAGAGATGTTCAGCAGCAAGAAGCTGTAAGGCAGTTTGCCTATTGGAGCTTCCGCATTCAAGCAAAGAAATAAGGAACCTTGCCTCCTGCATAGTTAATTCGCTGTTCTTCATTTCATGGGAGAACTATTGTTTGAAAATCATACTAAGAGATGAGACTTTCAATCCAGCCAATGTCATCGTCTTTGCTGGCGGCAAGAATTGCACCTGCCATTGCAAATGCCAAGTCGTCAATTCCCGACGCTTTGCCGCCAGTAACGCTCCATTGCCCGCTTGGTTTGTAAACCACTGTGAGATTCTTTAGCTGCATAATTGCTTTCTCATGGCGATAGACATTAATTTGACCTGCATTAAACAATTCGCGCATCTTGCTGAATGCTTTCATCTTGGAACTAACTGTCCACGTGAGCTCCGTGATGGGCAAATCACTAGACAGGCTTTGGATGGTGCCAGCGCTATTGAACTGGTCCATCACGATCGTGTCAAACACATACAGACGATGTTGCTCCTTAATCCAATCTTCCACTGCATTGATATTCACTTCCATCCTTCCATTGATTTCAAAATCAGCCATGAATGAATGGAACTTATCAACGACTAACGTGCCATTTTCATAGTGAACAATACAAGCAGTGTAGTCGTCACGACCAACGCCACCACGGGCGGGGTCCAGGGCAAGTACATAGGCCCCCTGGAATTCAGGGCGTGGTGGTAGAGCGGCTCTACGGTCATCAATACAGGCGTCAATAACATCGCTTGCAACGAGGGCTGAAAGATTGCTTGCGAATTGCGCCCCGTACTCAACTTTAAATTTCTCTGGATCGCGCTGACGCTCTGTGTCAAGAAACTCTTGCGAAATGCTTGGGTTCATCTCCCATGTTGGGAGATTCACCGCTTGCATGAAAGGGAATCTTCCAGAGCTTGCTTCTTTGAAATGCTGATAGAAGATGCCGTCTGTTAGCCATGGCGAGGAGAGTTCAAGGATGCGTCCTTTCCCTCCGAACTGGGCAATGGCAGGAGAAAGCGCGTCGTAAATGCCTCGACCACCGCTGTTTGCATCGCCTTCAGTGGCAAAGGCAAGCTCGTCAAACACTGCGCCTGCGCAAGCAAGGCCACGAGCAGCACGGCCTGAAGTGGGGATGGCCTTGAATACGCAGTTATTGCTCAGTTCAATGATGTCGGCAGTTTCGCGGACAATTTCTTGAGCGAAAGGGCTATCAAGAATGAGCTGGCGAATGTTATTGAGAGCAATGCGGGCTTGGTCCTGACTGTTTGCTACGGTCACGATGTACCATTTCTCGCCTTTTCTTACGCGCCTGCGATATTCATCCTCCAGGACGAAGCACATATAGACGCAGGCCACTGCTGCCATAACAGTTTTGCCTGATCGTCGGCCAAGAGCCCACACTGCATGGCTCTTATCTGGCTGGAAGAAATTATCAAGGATTTTTGCCTGCTGTGGATAGAGATCCAGCTTGAGAGCGTGCTTGGAAAAGTCAGAACATTTCAGCATGGCGCAAGTCTATAAGAGGAAGCAATGCAGACTGAGGAACGAAATAAGCTGGTCTTCCATGAGCGGGATCTTTCTTCCATTGTTCCTTCATGGCATCTTCACTCCTTATCCAACCATGGAGAAGAGTGATTTTGTTTTGAATTGTAACCAGCACTAAAGTTTTTCCGGGCTTCTCGTCTAGTTGGCAGATGAGATCATAGTTATGACGAGAGCGTGTTTTCACGTCAATGTTGGGAGGTAGATCAAAAGATCCGCGAATGGCTTCTGTTTCTTGATAGAGAAACTCCCGTAGATGGAGATAATCTGCCACTGCCAGTTCGCCCGCAGCGCCAATCTTGTGAGCGAAAAGAGCTTTCTCTCCATCTTTCGGGCCTCCATTGCGCCCTTTCAGGCCTTTTCTCTCATTGAAACGCTGCCTGCGCATGGCTTCCGTCCGCACAAGCTCCTTGTCTTCCTCGCTGAAATGGAAAACAATGCCAAAGCTAGCCATAGTGTGCATAAGCTACGTGACAATGTAGCCGGGTTCTAGAATAAAAGCAACACATCATGGCCATAAATAAAGCTTATGGAAAGCGACGCAATTGATCTTGGTCACGTTGGTAGTGGCGGAGTGAGAGCTGATGGTCTCCAGAACGTGCTCATTGGCATGGGCACTGGTCGTGACAAGGCGCAATATACTAAAACTACAGCCACAGTATTTCTGGCGCAAGAAGAACTAGAAAATCTTTATGGTGAATGGCTTCCTCGTCGCATTGTTGATATTTATGCTGACCAGGCCACTCGAAAAGGCTTCAAAGTATTGTTTGGTGGCGATGGCGTTAGAGCCGAAGAAGTGCAAGGAATTGAGCAAGTAATTGAAGACCTCTACATCCTCGAACATCTCAATCTCGCAGCCAAGAACGCCCGCCTTTATGGGGGTGCTTGTCTACTTCTTTTTATTGACGATGGGCGTCCCGCTTACATGCCTGTCGATAAACGGAATATCCGTCGCATCGAAGACATTGAGTGCTTGGACCGATGGCAAATTGCGCCCGTTATTAATGAAGAAAACCTCTACGACTATTCAAAAGCCACTTATTATCAGATCATCTCTGGAGATTTAATTAACCAGCCGCAGCTTTCTTATATTCACAAAGACCGCATTCTTCGTTTTGATGGCGATTGGCTGCCCTATCGCATTAGGCAAAGGAACTATGGATGGGGCATGAGCAGTTTGCAAACTGTTTATGACAGCTTCCGTCATTATTGGACGGGCTTGAATTCAGCAGCAACGCTCCTCACGGAGTTTGACATCTTTGTTCATAAAGTGAGGGGCCTTGCGGCAATGCTTGCTGCTGGCAAGGAAAGCTCCATTCGTGATCGTTTGCAAGTGAACGATATGAGCAAGAGCATCTATCGCGGCTACGCGATTGATGCGGAGAAAGAAGAGCTTGAATTTATTAGTCGCAACTTTGGTGGTATTGGAGAAATCCTTGAGAAACTGCGCGTGGATATTATTGGCGCCAGCAAAATTCCTCACACCGTGCTGTTTGGGGAGAGTCCAAGTGGTCTTGGTTCCACTGGTCGCAGTGAAGAGCGTGATTTCGCCAAAACGCTTGCTGATTATCAAAGCGTTCATTTCAAACGGCCCATCAAGAAGCTGATGGAAATGATCATGCTTAGCAAGGAGGGCCCCACGAAAGGAGAGCTTCCTGAGTCATGGCGCATTTCTTTCAATCCATTGTTCGAGCTTAATGAGCGCGAAATGGCCGACGTACGGGCGCGTGTGGCGGCCGTAGACGGTCGCTACATCCAGCTTGGCGTGCTGAGTCCCAAGGAAGTGGCAGATGCTCGTTACGGCGGTTCTGAGTGGAGCATGGAACTCACCTTGGATCCGTCCGTAGTGCGGGAACTTCCTGCTCAAGCTGGGGGTGGTTCCACTCAGAAAGGGGGTGACGGGAAAATGGCAGTGCCTCCTGGTGGTCGTGATCCTATGAACGAGGAGAACGGCACGCTTCCCATGGACGGAAGCCGTGAAGTGCAAGACGCTGCTGGCTTATTTCTGCCTCGTGATCTAGAGAAAGTCCGTGGTGACGTGACATTCACTGATAAAGAGCTACATTCTCGGGCAGTAAGCGCTGCTAAGTCCAAATTCAAAGTGTGGCCTTCTGCTTACGCCAGTGGCTACGTGGTGCAACAGTACAAGCAAATGTACAAGAAGAAGCACGGTTCACTGAGCGGAGCATTCAAGAGCGACGAACAAGAGCTTCATGCTGACGATCTTGATAAATGGTTCAAGGAAAAGTGGGTGAGGATTGGCGCCAATGGCGAAATCCTTGGTCCGTGTGGCGCTCGCGAGGAAAAAGAAGGCAAGCCTAAATGTCTGCCGCAAGCCAAGGCGCAAGCCATGAGCAAAGAAGAGCGTCAAACAATTGTTGCTCGCAAACGCAAGGCGGATCCCGATCCCGAACGCAAAGGCCCAGCCAAGAATGTGAGCAGCAAAGTTGATGCAATGGAGCCTATGAAAGTCGAAGGCTTGATTCTTTCCGACCTTGACGAAGCCGCATTGATTAGCGCCGAGGATATTGACGCTGCATTGAACCAATGGAAGGAGGAAGCGCCTGAGCGTTTCAAGGATATTCTGGAGGCTGAAGATGCAAGGCCTGAATGATTTATCAACGTTCGCTGCCGCTCTTGAACAGCGTCTTGACCAATCCTCATGGCGCTACGATCCCGTTAGTGGCCGTTATCGCGGAAGCAATGGAAGGTTCCTCAGTCAGTCTGCCGTGGAAGCTTTGGTTGATGGTCGAATTAACAAGCTTGGCACTTTGCTACGTCGTCTTACAAACATGCTTAGTAGCGGCGACATTACGTTGGTTCAATGGCAAGAAAGCGTAAGAGAAGCGCTTAAGCTTGCGCATGTACAAGCAGCGATCATTGGCAATGGTGGACGGGATACGATGCAAGCTTCAGACTGGGGGCGCATCGGTCAACGCCTTCGTGCGGAATATCGTTATTTGGAGAGTTTTGCTCGCGATCTTCTGGCTGGGAGCATTTCTACTCCCATGGCTCTTGCTCGCATCGGCATGTACGCTCAAGCTGTGCGAGGTTCTTACTGGGAAGGCACCACAATTCGTCAGGAGAAGCAAGGGTATAGCTTGATGCGACGCATCTTGGATCCGCAGGCAAAGCATTGTGACGACTGCTTGCGCTATGCAGGGCGAGGAGCTGTTCCCATTGGAAGTCTGCCCATGCCAGGCCAGCGGTGTGCTTGTATGTCCAATTGCAAATGCAGCGTAAAATACATGCGTCAACAAGCGCCAGTCGTGGCAGTGTGAGCATGGATGTTTTAGTTGGAAGCACTGGCCTGATTGGCAGAGTGTTGCGCGAGCATCACGACTTTGGCTACCTTTTTAATTCCGAAAACATTCATTTAGCACCATCGCTTAAACAGGATATTGACAGGCTTTATTTGGCTTGTTTGCCGGCGGAAAAGTGGAAGGCGAATCAAGCACCAATGGCCGATTTCGACAATATGTATCACGTTTTGACAAAGATGAGGCTATGGAAGCCGAAGGAAATCATCCTTTATTCCACCATTGACATCTATAGTCAAACTTATAAATATGTGGAAAACTTTCCAGAAATTCATGGCATTAATTATGGGTCCACGCGATATATTTTTGAGCTGCTAGTTAAGGCCACATTCCCGGAAGCGGTAATTACCATCATTCGCCTTCCTGCATTGTTTCATAAGCGCATTAAGAAAAACATTCTGTTTGATCTTCTCAATGGCAACAACATTGAAAAGATTAACGCTAATTCTTGCTATCAATGGTACGACTTGAAGGACTTATGGCTTCACACTGAAGCCTGTCAAAAAGGCGGAGAGCATCAATGGTTCTCTGAACCCATTGAAACTTTAGAGATTATTGACCGATGGTTTCCATGGGCGAAGACAGTCGTCGATTGTGGGCCGCGCATTGAATATAACTATGGGCCTTATTTTTCCAGTAAAAAAACCACGCTGAAAAAGATGGAGGCATTTATTAATGCTTGGAATTAGTGCGATTGGCTGGAAAGATGAAGAAGAGCATGAAATCTTAAGTGCCAATGCTGGTGCTTTTAATTTCATTGAGCTGGTGCCGTCTCGCATCTTTGCGAAAAATGAAGACTTTGGCGACATTGCAAAGCGCTATAGGGAGCATTATGGACTTTGGGTCTATTCAGCTCAGGCGCTGTTCTACGACAGCGCCGTTCAAAGCTTTGAGGACACTGCTGCCACGCAAGAGCATTTGCTGCGAGTGGTGAAGCTTGGCTCCTTGATGGGCATTAAGCGCTTCGTCCTTGGCAGTCCTGCCTTGCGCAGGGGGAGTCCGTCAAGCTTGATGGAAGTCTTAAAGCGCATGGATTCAATCCTTGAGGCGAATGATGCCATCCTTTGCATTGAGCCCATTGCAAAAGCATTTGGCGGAAAGTATTTTCATACGGTTGAGGAGATTATCAATCACATTGACTTCTATAACTTGCGCAATGTGAAGACAATGCTTGATACAAATAATGCTTGGCTTCAAGGCGATAGCCCGACAAAGATTATTAAGCATTACTTCCGTTTCATTGCTCACGTTCATATCAGCGACACCGACAATGGTCCTATTTTGAACCAGTATGAACACAAGCAAATCAAACGGCTCTTAGTCGCAAGTAGCTATCAAGGTGGAATCACGCGCGAGCTGGTAAATGTTTCTCAGCACCATCGAGAATATCCGCTGTTTAGACAGCTTTATGGCTGAGCAATAATTTGTCTAGCCATGCTTTCAATGGCATAGATGCCTTGAATCTTGCCCGTGAAGAAAGAGAATAGATTTTCGTCTTGACGCATTAATGGCGTGCGATTAGCGCTGCAGTCTTTTGTCTTCGCTTTAATTGAAAGAGTGGGGAATAGATAGTCAAAGCTATCAGCAAAGTCTGGCCAATAACGTTCCACGTGTTGCTCAATTAATCGCCTTGCATTGTCTGCATTGTCGAGCGAGTTATCGCTCATGACGCCATGCCTTACGTGGCTCAACGAGAAGCATTTGTCGTTGTATGGATAGATGGAAAATAGTTCTCCATCAATGTAGGTGAGGGCGCCGAACGGAAGAGGAGTTTTGGGACGATAAATAAACATTGTCACTGCTTCAAAGAAATGAGAAGGCAATGGATCCAGAAGAGCATTGTTGGTGCAGTCGAAAACAAAATCGTAATCTTGCTTCAATGCTTGCAGATTGCATTGCTGAATCTTTTCCTTTTTGACCAGTGGTTCCAGGCACCATTGAAAATATAGGCTTGCCCCAATGGCATCAATGCGCTTTTCGGGAGTGGCCAGCAAAAGCGATGTGTGGTTAAAAGCTTGTGGATTTAGCTGTGTATGCGGACCATTCCCAAAAATAATTGAAATGGTTTCAGCATCAAGAAGGCTTTCATCTTCCGACACTGCGTAGTAATTATTTTCTACGTCATGGACAAGGTCACCATAGTCCTCCATGAAGCGCACAAAAGTGGTGGCACACAAGCGGCGAGTGGCAGCATTTCTGGCATAGTGATAGCCATAGTGCAAGCGGTTTTGATTGATAAAAGAAGTTTCTGAAATGAGCGTATGATTCTTTTCATACAGCGTCACTTCCATCTCATTGCGGAATGTCATTGCCAAATGACATCCCACCCAGCCTCCGCCAATAATTGCCAAACGCTTCATCAGATGTCAATGCAAAGGTGAGGTTGAACGCCTTGCCAGTTGCTTTTGGCTTTGGCGAGGTGCAATTGCGGAAAATATTCAATGCGGCGCTGCATGCCAGTGCCGTATGGATCGGCGTGTCCCTGGTAGTTCCATTCATCAGGGCCGTGCTTGTCTGGATGGTAAATGTGGCAAGGCGCGTCCTGGAGCTTCCAGAGCATGTAGTCCTCGTTAGGCACGCCCCACTGCTTCCAGCGCTGCAATGCTTCAGGAGAGCTGTCTAGGTTCTTGATGGCCATCAAGCGCTCCTTGTGAGCCATGAGGTAGTCGTGGCGATAAAGGCCAATGCTCATCGAAGGCGTTTGCTTCATTGCCACCTTCTCTGGAGCCTCTACAGGAGGCTCATAAGCCAGTGCCTTGAAGAGGGGGCCTGCAATGCATGTGTCATGAAGGAGAAACCAATACTGGCTCTCCATTGAATGTTCAACAATTTCAATGAGCGGCGTGTATTCAAAGGAATTCTGCTGCGTCAGCAGCATCGGCACGCCTTTGTAGCTTGTATTGGCGCGAACAGTTTGACCGCCATTGACGATTAAAATTTCCTCTTGCTTGATGCCAGCAGCGAACAAACTGGGGATGATGACGGGAATCGTGTGCGGGGCAAATTTCTTGCACGTACTAATGCAAAAGCGTATTGAACCAAGCGGTAATGTCATTTGCCTCCTTTTGCCATCAGTATAAAAGCCCCTTAAGATGACGAAGATTCAGGGGAGACTATGGCCCGCATTCTGTATTGTGGCGATGCCTTTGTAGAGACAGGCTTTGGACGAGTGGCGCAATATTTGCTTCCTGCATTAGCAGAAGAGCATGAAGTGGCTGTATTAGCCGTAAACTTCCACGGCGACCCCCATCCAGAAGCAAAGAACTATACGGTTTACCCCGCCATGCTGCATGGCAATGATCCGTTTGGCTCTCATCGCATTGCAGGCGTCATCCAAGCATTCAAGCCAGATCTTGTATGGGTGACCAATGACATCTGGATCGCCTTGCAACTATGGGAAAAGGTGAAGCCGTTGAAGGAGCAGCTTGGCTTCAAATGGTTTGTCTACACTCCCATTGATTCTTACGGCTTGTTCCCAGACTTGGCTAAGCCCATGATGGAATGGGATGGGCTTGCCACTTATACGGAATTTGCGAAGAAAGAGCTTGAGCTAATGGGCTACACAAAGCCCGTGCGGATTATTGGCCATGGCACCGACTTCACGAAATTCTTCCCTATGGACAAGGAAGAATGTCGCAAAAAGCTTGGCGTGCCAGATGATGTGTTTGTCGTTTTCAACGGCAATAGGAATCAGCCGCGTAAGCGCATTGATTTGACAATTAAAGCGTTCATCAAATTTGCCAAAGATAAGGACGACGCTCGTCTATGGCTCAATATGGGCAGCAAGGATTTGGGGTGGGAATTGGTGCCGCTTTTTAAGCGCGTGGCGCGTGATGAAGGCTTTGACCCAACAAGCAAGCTCATCTTGACAAGCCCGCATTATTCGGTGGACAACTGTCTTCCTATTGAGCAGTTGAACCAAGTGTATAACGCTGCTGATATTGGCATCAATACTTGCATTGGCGAAGGATGGGGCCTGGTCAATTCGGAGCATGGTGCCACTGGCGTGGCGCAAGTGGTTCCAGACCATACAAGCTTGGCTGAAATCTTTGATGAGATGCCTCGCATTGAATGTAACGCCAGCGAAACAGATCGAAATTATGGCTTGGAGCGTTTGCTTCCAGATCCTGAATGCGCTGCAAATATTCTCACTTACTATTACGAGAACCGCGACATTCTGAAGCAGCATGGACAATGGTGCTACAAGCGTCTCCATGAGGAGCCTTTTACATGGCCCTATATTCAGCAGCAGCTTAAAGATGCAGTGAATGAAACGCTTGCCGCCAAGCCTGCAGAGCCTGAATTCAAGGGCTTTGGTACTCCCGCCAAGATTGTTTGATTGCCATGCAGATTTCACAAATCTTTCTTTCTACTGATCCAGCAGAAGAGCTGAGTCCATTTCTCAAGCATGCCACGGGAACCATTGACGCATGTTTTCCCGATGCTGAGCATGTCATTTACAACAGCGATACGCTTCGTTCTTTCATCGTCGAGAACTATGAAGAAGAAGTGGTGTGGGCATATGATTGCTTGGCGCCATTCTCTTACAAGGCAGATCTTGGTCGATTCTGCTTGTTAAACAAGCTTGGAGGCTGGTATTTTGATATTGGCGTGAGAGCCTTCAATGCAGTGGACCTTGGTGATCGCATTGAATTCTTGGCTTTTCGTGATATTCAACGCTTTAGCTATACAAGCTGGGCCTGTGCCACGACGGTGCTCTATTCCAAGCCAAACAATGCAGCGCTGCAAGCTGCCATTGACATGATTGTGGAAAATTGCAAAACGCAATACTATGGCATCACGCCATTGTGCCCTACTGGTCCCACGCTTTTAGGCAAGGCGCTTGCTGCGAATGGAAGCCAAGCTAATTTCATTTACGGCGACTATCTTGAACTGACGCCGACGCATGGACAGAAGAACCGAGCGTTTGTGCTTCCTGATGGCACGATCATGGCTTGGAGCAAGCCTGCAGGAGGCGGCGATCTCACTGGTCTTGGCGCCAAGGGCGTGAACAATTACAACGAGCTGTGGTCTGCGAGGAAAGTCTATGCAACCGTCTGACTGCACCATTTATGCCGTGTGCATTCCAGGTGAGAAAGTGAGGTATGAGGCCCGCTCTCGCATCGTTCCCATTATGGGAGGAGCATATGCCTTGTCTAATGAGGAGCGTGAAACGCTCCGTGCGCAAGGTTATGTGTTTGACGATGAGAATGCTTCTCTTTCCACTCGCAATAGTCGATGGGGGGAATTGACCTGCATTTCTTGGATGATTCTCAATGCCAACGAGAAGAACATTGGCAATGCGCAATACAGGCGCAATTGGTTGGAGCCAAATGATCAATGGTACGACGAAAATACGCTGTATTTTCCAGAGCCCGCATTGTTTAATTGCACACTTGAGCAGCAGTTCTATGGTGGACACTCCGCTTTTGACGCCCCTGCGATCACCAGGGAAATTGCAGACTCGGGGAGCTGGATTTTTTCAAGGGAAGAAATTGATGCAATTTGGAAGCAGAATAGCTTTATTGGCTGCAACATGGCAAGAGGAAGCAATATTCAATACAAGCAATTTATGAGCGCACTATTCGTTGCATTGGCTCCTATTTGGCACAAGCACGAGGAGCAGTTTCTTCGCATTGGAGGTTATGACAAGCGGGCATTGGCTTTTATTGCCGAACGCCTCATTACTGGCATGGTTTTGTATCGCGACAAACTTTTTCCTGGTATGAATATTGCTACTGCTCCTATAGGATTCATCCATTGATTATGCTTAAGAAAAGCATTTAGGCCATGACCAAGAAAGAAAAGCAGGCAAAAATTGCCAAAGTAATGCGCGAATTCAAGGGTGGCAAGCTTAAGAGTAGCAGTGGCGAGCCAGTAAAGAGCCCGAAGCAAGCGCTAGCAATTGCCCTGTCGGAAGCCGGCATGTCGCGCAAGCCCAAGAAGGATATGAGCGATGAATACTATATGGGCTTCTTCAAGGAGCTTGCCGGAGAAGAAGAGGAAGAAGAAGAAATGGATAGGAGCTGCGGAAAAAAGCACTGAGGGGAGACGCTGAAAGCTTCTCCCCTCCTGCTGCCGTAAGGAGCGCTGCTCGTCGTGGCTTAGAGCTGCGCAAGAAACACGGCAAAGGCGGCTTGACGACGCAGGAAGCGGGGAAGCAAGGCATTGGTAGTGGCGTGGCAAGAGCTGGCGATCTTGCTGGCGGCAGCAAAATTAGCTATGCCACCATCAAGCGCATGTCTGCATTCTTTTCTCGCCACGAAAAGAACAAAAGCGGAGGAGAGAATGATGCTGGATATATTGCTTGGCTTTTATGGGGAGGCGATGCCGGGAGGGCATGGGCAAATCGCATCATTAAGATGGTAGAAAGTCGAAACAAAGATCAATGAGCGAATACGTGCGCGTTATCGAGCAGGAGGATGAAGGCATTGGTCTAATGCAAGCTTTGTCCATTCTTTCCGCCAACGAACATCGCAACACTTCACGCTGGGAGCTTGTTGAAAAGCAATGCTTCAAGAATGGCCGTCTCGACGAAACTCACATCTATGTGATGAGTGTTTACGACAAGCCTGATCCTCATTTTGATCCAACCAAATTCCTTACTTTTGAAATTGAGGCAATGGCCAAGTCATATATTATGGAAGGCATTGAGGACCAGTTACGCGACCTTCGCGGTGACGACGACGACGAAGAGGACTAATCACGCTTTGCATTAAGAATGAATGATGGGTAGCCCATCAGCCACAACACGCTAATTCCATAGAGTCCACTGAGAGTGCGAATTTGCACGCAGTCAGGAGCAAGCTCAGCGCGTTCCATTCGAGAATAAGAACTCTGACTTGTATGCAAAGCTTCTGCTACGTTCTTCTGCGAAAGTCCGCTGTTAAGGCGGGCTTCTTTAATGCGAGAAGCAATGAGAAGACGAGCTTGCTGATGGGGCATTTTAAGCACATCGGCATTGCTCTTCTTGAGGAACATCATTTTCTAGTCAGTTCTGAATAGTTGTTTTTATAATAAACTAAGTTTATTAGTAAAGTGAGTATATGAGCACCGCATCTTGTCGCTACGATTTCTCTCCTATTGAGAAATATGAGGTGACGCCTGAAGGCTACCTTCGGGCTTGGGCCTCTATTGCTCGCACTGGCATTCAGCTCTACACGGATGCTGATGGCTCAGTGCGTCGTGAATACAGGCCTGAAACAGAGGTGGCGTCTCCCGATAGTCTTGCTTCCTTTGCGGGCAAGGCAATCACTTCGGAGCATCCTCCCGTCCTTCTCGATGCCGAAAATACTAAAGACTACCAAGTAGGATTTAGCGGCACTGAAGTGGTATACGATAATGGTTTTGTCAAGGCCGTAATGACAATTACGGACCGAGACACCATTGAACGTATCATGCGCGGCGACGCTCGTGAGGTAAGCGCTGGCTATAGGGTTAATTATGATCCTACGCCTGGCGTTACTGATAGCGGTGAGCATTACGATGGCATCCAAAAGGAAATCCTTGGTAATCACATCGCCGTTGTTCGTCGGGGCCGCGCTGGCCCGCAAGTGAAGCTTCATCTTGATCGTCAAGATGCTGCTGATCCTTCCCTACTTTCCATTGAGGAAAATACAACTATGAGCGCGAAAGTCGTTTTCGACGGCGCCGAGTTTGAAGTGACGGAGAGCGTTGCTCTTGCGATCACTAAAGAACGCGAAGACGCCAAAATGTCCTACGAGGACATGAAGAAAAAGTACGACGCCATGATGTCTGAAGCTTCCAAAATGAAGGAAGAAATGGACGCCATGGAAAAGGAAATGAAGGGCAAGTGCGATTCTGCTGAGGGTCGTGCTGATGCTCTGGCAGAACAAGTTGAAGAACTGACTGCTGAACTGGCTGCCGCCAAGGAAATCAATCTTGATTCCATGGTGGAAGAGCGTGTGGCTCTCATCGAGAAGGCTAAGCCTGTTCTTGATGCTGCTTATGCTTTCGCTGGCAAAACTGCCCGTGAAGTGATGGTTGATTCCATCAAAGCAG